ATATGGACAATCTTCCTGTATAAAATAAGTAGTTTCCTAGGAAATTCCGGTAAAACATGGACAATCTTATTATATAATATAAGCGTAACTAGCTAAAATAACACGCTAATTAGCCAAATTACACCAATTTTCTACCCTGCTGCCGCTAATTACACAGCAAAAACCTGTGTTTTATCTTTCCTGCTTAGCTATAGCTGTGGTTGAATAATATCTAAGGTACTTATAAGTAATATACTTATAGTTGTTATTATTATATATATATTAAAACATTAGCCCGCGAATGGGTTTCCGGAGATTCCGCACATTTTCTCCCGTGTAGTTACATATAAAACCACATTTTTACCCCTTATTCTCTTGGTTGGATAATCTATCCTATTATAATTACTCCTTATTATTGGTACTTAATTACCTGACAGCCAAAATAAAAACCCGTTTGTGCGGAAATTTTTAGTTTCACACACACAAACGGGCTAATCAATGTGAGTCTTTTAAATATAAATTTGTGGTTGAACAAGGTTTTACCCCTTATTTTTCGTTTTTCTAGGATTATAAGCTATAGCTTTTTGTATTAACCTCTTAAAATTAGGGTCGTAATCGTCAAACTTATTATAACTTGATTTATCTGGAACTTCAACACCTATTTCTATAATTTGGTAGTTACTTATTTTTATTCCAAAGCAGTATTCAGTTTGTAACACCAACTCTTCATCTGCAAATATAGGAGGAATCACTGAATTTTCAGATACTTTCCACCCACATTTTTCTAAGGTATTATAGGAAACTCGGTCTTGTAATTCCTCTTTCAGACGCATTTCGGCATATTTTATAACTTCTGGAATTGTATTTCCTCTTGCACAGAAATAAACTACCACTGCTTCTACTTTCAGCGAAAGAATGAGCCGCTTCTTCTACTGTATGTTTCATAATTTAATTAGGAGTTATTTAGAATACTGTTGACTCTTTGTGCAAGTTCCAGTGCCAAATGCACCAATCGGGCAATCATCGCAATAAAAGGTTATACTTCTATAATCTGCATTACTTCCACATGGATGTTCACTAAGCTCCATAACTTTATCATTCAGAAGATGTATGTCTTCTTTGAGTTTATCTACCTCACTAATGGGGGTTAAAGCTCTATATTCTTGTTCTGTTAATATGTATTGCATAATTTATTCCTTTTTTGTTCCGATTTGAACTATACGGCAGACATTCAACCACCGTATAGCCAATATTTATTTCTTCATTAATTCAATGCGAAATTTCAAGGTAATAAGATAGTCGTGCATCTGTATTTTTTGTTGCTGCATTAAAGCAACCTGATTTTTACCAGCTATTTCAACAGCATCTTTTCGACCAAGAAACAGGACTAACTTATTATGTTTGTCCATCAACTCATTATATTCGATATACATACGGTCAAGAGGGGTATCAGCCACGTGATAAGCCTTCTCAAAGGCATCTTTAGGACTCCAGCTTTCATATCCATCTTCATAACGGACATGGTAGCCTGCATCATCAAAATTTTCCACTGACGGTTTTTCTCTAAGAAGATGTTTTCCCCACGCATCACCTCTTGTCATAGGTTCTGCTTCAATCTGTTTTGTTCCAATATACTTTTTCATATCAATATGGATTTTACAAAGCCCGTCCAAGGCTATTTAATTCATTCAAATTTTAATAAGCTGCCATATTGCACGTAATTTTTTTCATATTTCAACAATTGTATGAATACTAAAATCACAATAAAGATGATAATCCCACCAAGTACCGTAATTGCACTTATCATTCACATACCTGCAACAAACACTCCAACCTGTCATATACATTACCTCATATATCGCACCTTTGTATTTAAACAAGTCGCCACGGTTGAGTTTTCCTACTTTTACTTTGGACATATACCACTGTTATTAAAGTTTTCTAATAAAGAACTCTATTGCCGAATGTACAAGAATATAGTATTCTTTAGTTACCCGGCACTGATTTTTATAAGGATTATAGAAGTCCAAACATAAATCCGAATATAATTCGGGAAGATGCTTTCGTATTTTAGATATGAGCCATTTATAGTTTATGGGTTTACTACGTTCCAATATGGCTTGGATTTTCTCTGCCGACATATCTATACAAGTTGATTCTAAGTGCATAATGGTAAGTTTTAAGTTAAATAAAAGGAGCCACTTTCACAAGCAACTCCTTTTCCTGTATAAACTAAATAAACTAATTTCCCAACGCTTTGGGAAGGCAAATGTAAATAAAGCTACTTATAAACACCGACTAAAAGACTATCTATATTTTATCTTGAGTCCATGCGGTAAGGAACCAGCTTTTCAACTCATTCCATTTACTTAGCTGTGTCATTAAATCCGCAGTGACATAATCATTCTGTTCATTTGCAGAGGAATAAATTTCGTTCTGCAAGTTTGTAAGTTGTATAAGGCTTATCAGAGTAGCCTCAATCATGGCACGTGGTTCAGTGGCATCTTGAAAGCCTTCAACTTCTGAAAGTGAAGCGGCTTCGGGCAATGTAAGGTGAATAGGATACCCTAACTGTCTGATTCGTTCCGCAACACTATCAGAATTTGACACGGCTTCAAGATACAACTCTTCTAACAATTTATGCAGCTCATTAAAACTCGGTCCGACAATATTCCAGTGGAATACATGGGCTTGCTGGTAGAACACTGTCCATGATGCAAGAAGTGCCCTCATACGTTCTACGGTATCTCTATTAATATTAGCCATAATATTTACTGTTTAGATATGGAGCAAATATACAATATTAATTCAAATAAACAAACCTAAGGAGTCTTATTATTGACAGATTTCCCACAGATTTTCAGTATTCTAGCCTTACGGGCATATTCATCACACCATCTGTTAACAACATACCTCGGATGTTTTATATCCATGTGCCCCCGTATGTTTTTAGCATAGTAAGACGGAAAGTTCCTATCAAGAATAGTCTGCATTTCAATGCGCAATTTTTCAATCGCCTCATTCTTATATATATGGTTTTTCCTGTTTACTATATCCCTGCAACATTTGTTATCTACATTGATAACAAGAATCTCAACGGGGATTTTGTTTTTTATCACCCAGTGTATCCCGTTCATTACAGACCATATCTCGGCAATATTGGAATCCCAAGTAGGATTCTTGAACGGCGCCCATATTTTTGCAGTGACTAAATCACAATTAATCCAGAGTGCATAACCGGCTTCTCCAGTAGCAGGATTAACAGAAGCGTCCGAATTAATTGTGCAATAACCTTTCATTGTGACGCTCTCATATAAGATACCACTCTGTTTATTTCGCCGGCAGATGGTTCATATTTGGAACCCTTTTCCGATTGTATATGCAATATAGCCTTATATACATAAGGAATTGTTTCCTTGTCATACTGTACTGAATCTTCTTCCAGAACAGCCCAGTCAGTAACATAATTTGCGGTCAAAGCTCTTTCCATCATACAGTAAAGTATTTTATAGTAAAGTGAGTTTTAGGATAATCTTTTTCAAGGTTCTCGGAACCGAATACGGACACATGGAATCCTTCAAGCGTTTTTTCTATTTTCGCCCCTATAAGTATTTTGTCCGGTTCGGTGCAGTTTACAACTCCGATGTAACGGTCCTCGGTACAACTTACAATACCCAACCGTCCTCTCAGTTCGGATTCCGGTATGTTGTTTTTCTCACAATACTCAAACAGATACGTTTCAATTACTGAACGCTGGTCAGCCAATGCCTTTTGCACCAACTTTGAAGAAGCGTCCGATGGTTTTTCAATCAATCCTTTTGTCATTATAATCTAATTTACGCATTATTATTCTTTCTACATTGTCATTTCTACGGTGTAACTCCGTAAGGCATACAATGAGTATATCAACCAGTTCTTCCTGAACTTCGGAATACTCCGAAATATGTTCGGAAGAAACATCCTCATTAGCTTTAAGGAGTTCACAAAATTCATCTTTAAGACTATTTGTACACTCTGCATACCGTTTCATAGGAGCAGACACCTCGGTAATTTTCCCACGTTCAAGCGCACGTTTGTAAGCGTGCTCGGCAATTTCGTTTATATTCATCTTTCAAATAATATCCATAAATAATACATATTGAGATTCCCCCTGTCAAGTATCTTGGTAACTCTCAGGGGAGATACAGCCTGAAATTCAAATTCAGCCTTGAAAACTCTTAGGACTAAATTATTATGTAGATAGTCCGTATAGTATTCATTTTCCTTTTGCTTTTTCAACTTCACGTACTTACATAAGAATATGACAATAAGCAAATCTGTCAGCAGCAAAAGGGCTATTATTCCTATGAGTAACTCAGTAATCATAATGTAGGGGCGCTTTTATATATTTCCAATTCTTCCTTAGTCGGAAACCTGCACTTATCCACAGGGAAACTAGGAATTTCAACAATCTCCAGAGGGTCGGTTTCATCCGGCATCGCTATTGCACTCCCATAGTAGACGAACATCATCTTTGCTCCGGATTTACTTACATCAACAGGGTCAGCCAGTTCAAACATATATTTGCTTGAACCCAATTGAGCCACTATGTATGTTCCTTGGTTTACTATGAAACTTTTAGTGACATCATAAAAAGCACCCACTCCGAAAACGGTGGGATTTATAGTTGTTATGTGTTCTTTATCTTCACTCATACTAATGGTAAACGTCTATATTGTTTATACTCATCTGCTGTAAGCAGCCGACATTCGGAAAGCAAGAACTTTCTGTAATCATACTGTGTAGCATCAAATTTCGGGCAAAACAATGTTCCCGGCTCAATATACACAGGAGTTGAACTTGGAGAGTTTCTTACGTGCACAGGTTTGGAAACCTCAAAAAAGAAATATGTGTCATTTCTATATGCGTTTACGGCTACTCCGGCAGGAAGCACTGTTTCACCAGCAGGAAGCCACATAGTGCTTCCTCTCAAACCCCTTTCTAATGGGCGTATAAAATCAGCTATTGAATGTGCCATATTTGTATTAATTGGTTTACTTGAATATACAAAATTATTTTGATTTTACAAAACGCTTGCAACCTTTAAGAAGCATTACATGGTATTCCGGCAAACCAGCCTTAACCAAATCAAGAATGACTATGTTTATGCCCTCAACCAGTGCATTATAGGAGTTTCCTGTAAACTTGTGCCTGTTTACTCCCCATAACAGTCTACCCGGAATTTCACTACGGACGGACAAATACCAGTCGGAACCCTCTTGCACACCTTTGATAATTACAGAGTGTGTTCCCAGTGTACCCTCGTCACTGTATTCAAAACAAAAATCCCCAGCCGGATTGCTGGGGAGTAACAACGTCAGAAGTTCTACTTCAATCATTAACCTAAACCTAATAATTATCCAATCGCTATCATTTGGTAAAATTCCTGTTTCAGTTCGCCTTCAAAGAAATCTCCCCCCAAACGACAGGTAACAGTATCAGAATTTATATCCTCAATTCCTCTCAGTTTCACACAAGTGTGTTCCGCTTTTATGAGAACGGCTACATTGTCCGTATCAAGTATATAACTCAAAGCATAATAAATTTGTTCGCAAAGTCTTTCCTGAACTTGCGGTCTACGACAGAAAAATTCCACAATACGGTTGATTTTGGAAAGCCCGATAACAGTATTGTTAGGAATATAGGCAATAAAAGCCTCACCCATCATAGGAATGAAATGATGCTCGCAAGTCGAGTGAACCTTGATGTGTCGTTCAAGAAGCATACTACTGTAATGCATCTTATTCTGTATAGTGGTTATCTTGGGAAAATTATGGTAATCAAGTCCCCAAAATATTTCATCCACATACATACGGGCGATTCTTTTCGGAGTATCTGAAAGTGAATCATCATCCATATCCAGACCTAATACAGTCATTATATTATTGACAGATTCCGAAATAACTTTTTTCTTATCATCGGAAGTAAGGGCTTCACTTACTTCCAAAGGGGTTTCAACCCCATTAGTGATAAGTTCCTTATGTACCTTAATTCCGAGTTCGTAGTCAGTTTTACCTCTATCCAGCATATTAAAGAGTTTCTAATTCGTTCAACAAGTTTGCATAAACATCGGGAGAAAGTCCGTTATGATGTTTCTCCACAACTTTTTTCACATCTCTCAAGGAAACATCCTTATCAGTAAGATTCCGACTGACAGAGAATAAATCCGGACTGTCAAGACAGAAATCCCGTGAGTACCCCACAGCAGCAGTTCTTGTAGTATCATAGAAGAAAACGATTCTCTTTCGTTCAACTCCGACAGTTCCCTGTCGTACTACATATTCCTTACCGTCCTGTATGATGAACAAGGATTCTTTATTACGTATTTCCATCACACAGTTCTTATGTTAGTAATTTCGGCAGTACCTTCCACCTTGATAAAAGTACCTTGGAATGCCCCAAAATACTCAACCATGCCGGCAGGTATCGCAACTCCTGCACCCATAGCCTCAGAATCAGATTTTTCCAACGACCAAAGCCGTACATCAGTTTCGGCATATACTCTTACTATAGAATCAGTAGTCTGAACTACTGAATCAGAAACGCTGTTGGCGACATCAATACTCATACATTGCATTATTCGCCCTCTGTTATCAACTCCTGCACCCATAGACTAAAATATTTATATTTCACAAATATATAAAGATTATACGTATTCACCTAGTTCAGAAGCCAATATTTTTCGTGCAGAGAATATCCGGCTCTTTACAGTACCCATAGGAATAGCCAACTGGTCGGATATCTCTTGGTAGGAAAAACCATCTATATACATGGTAATAGGCTCGTGTAGATAAGGTGGGAGTTTTCTCACCGTTTCAAGAATTTCCTCATGCACAAGATGGTCGCCACTATTATCTATACGGGCAGATACAGGAGTAAGGTCCTCGAAATGGTAACGACTATTCCACCTTACATCATTAATGAAGATATTTCTCATTACCGTGGCAGACCAAGCCCCGAAAAATGTACCGTCCTCATATTTATCATAGTTCTCCAGTATTTTCAAGCAAGTGTCTTGGAACAATTCCTCGGCTAAATCGGGGTCTTTACATAGAAATTTTGCGTATGTTCGTAAACGGGTAAACTGACTTACAAGCTGTTGCCCAATTTCATCCCTACTCATACTCGTATGGATTATTGTAGTCCACTACTGCATTTCCATCCACATATTTCACGTAATAGTACGTATCATTAACCTTTATAAGTGGAATATATTGCATATTGGCATAAACTCCGGAACGTCTGGGAGTATCACCTACATAACCCACCACATAATGAGAGGAATCATAGAGAATCCAAGTTGCTATTTCTTCGACATTCATTGTAGTAATAGTGTTATAAAATTAATAGATATTTCATTCTCAATAACCAAATGGCTACCACCCCATACATCTTGCAGTGTATCGTCATAACCTATAAGACGGTAGAAACCGTACTTCTCACCTACTTTTCTGCATAGCAAATGATAATGGGGCTTGGATTCCGGAGCATCAGAACCCAATTCGACAGCATCGGAAAAAGACGGTTCCGTATGGTTGTCACCCTGTACTTCTATGATACGGTACGGACCCGTAACAACTCCACAATCATGATGGACGGTAACAATCATTCCTTCCCTAAGCATACGGAATAAGTTTACAGATTAAAACATAGGCATCCTCGGTATTCTTCATCGGAATAGTTTCCTGAATACTGAACGAACAACCCAGAGGAACTTTATTAATATTGTAGAATATAACTTCACAGGAAGCGAAATCCTTGAAAGATAAACCGTCCTCATAAGTGTATTCACATCCGGCAGCTTTAGTAAGAAACTTGATTGCCTGGTCGGGGGATATGAAATTATCAGTTTTCATCTGTAACTCTCCACACAGTTTCTCTTTTGCGAATTGTTTTTCAATGATTCCTATTTCATCGCATATTCTTCTGCGCACTACTATGGGAAATTCCTCAATAACCTCAGTAAAATTTAAACTTAGCTGTGTGACAGTCATAATTCCTAAACTTATCATGGCATTTTGTTTTAGTTACGGTTGAATATACAAAAAATAAGGCATCTTACAAAACGCCATAAAATAGGGTGACTACTTCACAGTAACCACCCTAGCACCCGTTTAGAATAAATTTTTAGAATTTACTTTCTACATGGAAATATTTTCTAATCCAGTAGGGACGGTCTTTGTCCTTCAAGTCAGTCAAAGCAAGGTCATAGCAAGCGATAATGTATTTGTCCTTATCATCGCCAATCCATTTCAAGATAACACTGTTCTGGTCGGAAGCAGCCTTGTTCATTGCAACATACAATGCCCATTTGTTGTAGTAAGGTTCACATTCAACCCTACCATCATGTTGCTCAACCTTTTCAAACAGCTCATCGGGGTCACGCCATTTGGGTCCTTTACTACCATCCTGATTCTGAAATGCGGCAACGATTTCCTCGGCTTCATTTTCAGTAAGGAAGTTATAGTATTTAAGAGTACCCTCATAACATTCAAGAACTTCTTTAGCCATTCTCGGATTTACATCAGCAAGAACAGTGAAAGCCTTTTTAAACGCCAATAGGGATATTTTAATATCCTCGGCATCATTTGCTGTGGTAGCCTCATTAAAGACGGAACAGAATTTGTCCATCAATTCATCTTTAGTCATAATCGTCCTAGTTTTTATTTTCCGCAATTAGGGCAGTTTATCACTTTCGGAGGAACTTGTTGTATCGTCCTCGGCTTGATATATTTTCCCATAACTTTTGGTGTAATAGTAATTAAAAACATTAAGAAGAAGCTCAACCCATAATGCCAAATACGCCAGAGTGAATGAGTAAAAGAGGCTGGGAATAACCCCCTGTTCGATAATGAACAAGGAGTATCCCAGTGTTGTCCAAAAGGTAAGACACTTAGAACAATTCAGAATCACGTTCTTTTTACTATGAAAGGTTATGATTTCTGCAAGCCCCAAATGGTTAAATAGGACAGCTATTAGCATTATGTAGATTAAGTCAATCATTCTTATTTCTTAGCTACGGCTACAGAAGCGGCTTCTGCTGCGGTAGCAAAACAATATGGTCTTGAAGTAATCCTTGTGCTGGTGAATATCTGTACTTATACCGATTTGAAAAGTCTGTAAGTAATAAGAGTGAGTAGAAAGAAAATTATTCCTATGCCGGACAGAAGCGTTACGGCATAGAAGTACACAACCTCGCTTATAGGTACGTATTTGTAGATGAACGAACAGGCACAGATTCCTAGCAGGCATCCCAAGTTCAGTTTGTACCAAATACACATACGTTCTGCCGTAGCCATAACATAAAGAATCATTATCACAGAAAATCCTGCATTGATTGAACAATTATACACGAAGCTGTCTGTCAGCGAACCATTCAAGAATTTGTATCCGTGAATGTAGGCTGTTATAGTACAGATAAACGGTGCATACAACCGAACTAATCTACGCAGGACATCCATAGGCTTAAAAATGACTTTATTGCTTTGACCGATGCAAATATAATAGATTTATCCGAATAGGCACAAAAAAAGAGGAACTTTCTCAAGCTCCTCTTTCAAAAACCAATTAAATTACAATCATTTATTGCACAAACAAACAAGTTTTAACCGCCAGCTCCACCGATTTCAGCCCAATCAGCCACAGCCTTTTTGGTATCCACACGGATATAGAGTTTCTTATCAGTCAAGTCAGTGTACTGTGAACCTACTTTAAATACATGAGTGTCCGTAACCAATCTATCGTCAACATCAGCCGGAGCACCCTTACCAATCGCAACAGCATACAAATGTGTCTTATCTGCCGGATTGAGGATTGTTAAGTTTTCAATTTTAGCCATTTTGTTAAACTTTTAAATATTACACATTTTTGAAACGTCAACTACGAAATTCTGTTCCGTTTCAAAGATACAAATAATATTCTTAATTACAAGTCTTTTGGAATATATACTTTATTAATTTGATTCTTGAACACATCATACATACATCCCATCTTGTGTGCCTGCATATTCAATATGACAAAACTTGACAGGTTATCCTTGGATAGGTTTTCCATAAGTTCGGCATAAGTAAGTTTTGAACCCCACATAAGTCCGGCAGCTATTTTACCTTTAAATTTCGGGTGTGCACCTATCCATTCTTTCATTTGTTCATAGTCGGAAATATCATCTATGACAAATTTAAGATAATCGTGTTCATCCATAAGCATCCAGTTTTCCGAGCGCATTTTTGTAGTTTCTCCTGTACTGCCTAGTTTATAGTCAACCACAAAAGATATACGATTTACGTACTCTCCGCCCATGTCACCATAGTAATTTCTGAAAGGAACATAATTGGCTAGGGAAACAGACCCGTTAGTTTCTACCACGATAAGAAAGTTAGCTTGAATGAGGTCTGTAATCAACTTAGGAATATCTGGGCGCTTCAACAATGGTTCACCACCTGTAAGGCAAATGATGTTATGCCCTATATCATGGCACGTGGCTAGTATTTCGTCAAGTCCCATTTCGGTTCCACTACTCATTTCCAATGCCTCCGGAGTATCACAAAGAACTCCTTTGGTTGATTTGTAACATCTCAAGTTACATCCTGATAAACGGATAAAAGTACATGGCATACCGATTCCGAATCGGTTTACCTCACCCATATAGCCGGGATAGATGCTGTTTATTTTCATATTGGTTATATTTAGAATGATAAGACAAATAATTTTTCCGAGCGGTTAAGATAAGGGGAAAACATTTCTCTCTTACTTTTGTAGATGCCGCAAAAGTACCCTATGGCATTTACAATCGTATCACGGAGTTTAGGTTTCTCACTACGCAAAAGGTCTATAAGCCTTTCGGCACGTTCCTCGGTAGGAGTATCCAAGTAGTCGTTTATACGTTCATAGTATCTTCCCAGCGTGATATTACCCCTTACCATAGGGTAGTAAGTCTGATGTCGGTAATAGTTAGCCATTTCCCCTAATAGGGAAATACATATAACACCTCCGGCAAGTTCAGCCAGACGTGTGTTTTCTACAATCTTGTTTTTAGTTCCGGTCAAGGATTTCAAAGGCTTTTCACAACCTTTGGGAACTCTAAATTCAATAGAACTCCCCACTAAGTAGCGGAAGAGTTCTTGGGTACGTTTGTTCTCCATAACTGTCTAGGTTTCTTATGATATTTTGTAGAATGTAGTCTGCGTTTCGGTTTTCTCATTGCCGTTTTCTTTTACGTGAAACTTTTTCGGTTTCCTTTTCCTCCACTATTTCCTCCACATCAACTATATCCTCACGTGAGGACGGTTTTGCCGGAATGGATATGGTGGACGGTTGTTCTATTTCCTTGGGAGCACCTCCGAATATTTTGGATAAGATACCACCGCCGGCAGAAGTGGCAGCACCCCCAGCAGCACCTTTAGCCTCGATATTTACCGATATTCGTTCTCTTCCCAGTTCGGCTTTAGCAGCCATCAAATCATTAAGGCGGTCAATCTCTCCGGAAAGTCCGGCATCAGCGACACCACCGTCAACCTTTTCAATAACAGAACCTCTTCTTACTCTTTCATACTGGATGTCAATAAGGAAGTCCATCATATCGGCAGGTGTGGCAGGTTTCTTGTCACCCCAGTCTATACCACAGGCAAAATCCTTTCTGTACATAGGACACTTGTCATAAATGTAGCAGGAATTGCAGTTCATTCCTACGCCTATAATCTCATTTACAGATACCTTGTCACGGGTATTGACAATAAACTTGTCAAAGTCCTCACACCATATATCCATAGGGAGAGTTTTTATCCGCTTAAGATAATACTCCCGGCAGTCAAGAAGATTATCCTCGGTTTTTCTACAAGTCATGCAGTCGGGATAACCCCCTTTTTCAAAGAAAGGACACAAATGTCTTTTCAACAAATCAGCATCCTCCGTACCACGAACAGCCTCGATTCTTTTTTCAATTGTATCAGTTGCCATACTATCTTCTTGTTTTATCGTAATACAAAACAGGTTTATTCTTTAGCTTGCAGTGAGCGATTTTAAGAAATTCCCTGCGGAATCCCAACCACCCTAGCAGGTTCATGTTATTTATAGGAATACGCTTTTCACCACGTATATCTTCCATACTCAGCCCGGCATCCTCATATTTGATGCGGTTAGCCTTTCTTCTGTACTTATGTTTGTAGTCAATGGTGCTGAAATTTTTCCCGTCATAGTTATAAGTAGTACCAAAACGAGTACCTCCCAACCATGTTACAGAATCCACGGAAAAGAAAGGGAATCTTTGCAACAGGTTCATTTCGGTCCAAGCAAACCCATGTACTTTTGTTCCATAGGCATTTGTAATGCGATATATCTCGGCAGCATTATCTTTCATAGTCTGATTACATCCTACGTAGTTATGTTGCTGGCAATACTCTTTAAGGCGTAACAGACCAGTCTTGTCACCTTGGGCATCTTGGTGTACTACATATACTACGTTTATATCCTTTTCAAGCGGTTTGAAATATTTCTCGTTCCATCGGTCAACAACTTCCCTACCCACAATCATGTCCAAATCAAGGTTGGCAGCAACAAATATAAACTTTTTATTATCATGTAACCAAGCTACATATTCCTCCAAATAAGGAAGCCAGTATTCTTCGGTAGTCATTTTATGCTCCACTTTTTTACCCATGAATGAGAAAGCTCCGGAGTCCGTCATAAATATACCACCTTCCTTATGTTGTTTCTCCAATTGGGGTGGATAAAATTTAAGTGACTTTCTCAAGTAGAAGTAAGAAACAAGCGTGTCCTTTATACCGAAATCCCGTAATGTGGTATAGTCACCTACAGAGGATGCGGAAAAGAACAATGTAGCCTTTCTCTTGCTTAACTCATTACCTTCTTCAAGAATTTTTCGCTCCATTTTTCCCTACGTAATAAATTTATTACTTTCTGGCATTTGTCACATACTCCGCAATTGCGCTTTTCGTTTTCCCCATCGGGGCAAAAAGTAAGATGTGAGTAATCTAGCGTACTTAATTTCTTAGCCAGTTTTACAAACGGCACATTCATTGCCGGAGCAAGAAGTTTAATCTTATAAGACTTGGCAAACAAATATCTTGCCTCTTCATAGAAAAGATAACCACCATCAAACCATGAACTTCCCAAATCCACAGCACCATACGCCACTTTCTTTATCCCCATCGAAGTGGCATAGTTACCAGCCATAGAAAGAAACAAAAGATTCCGGCAGGGAATATCCACATTATGCACGTTACCATCCTTATCACGAATAGGCTCAAACTGTAAGGGGTAAGTTACTTTGCGGAAACTCTTGACGGAATCTTTATAGATTTCAATATAATAACCTATTGCGGATAGTTCTTTTTCGATATTGTCCTGTCCGTAATCAACGTAGAACAAATGGATATCATACGTCTTGGAGAGTTTATCCAGATTATATAGACTTTCAAAACCTCCAGTAAACAACAAAACTACTTTTTCTCTTTTCATAATCTTATTAAATAGAAAAAGCCTACTATATAAATAGCAGGCTTTTGTGAATACTTTTGGAGGGCTTAACGTCTACGACCGCCTATACGTGTGGCAGTTCTACGACCGCCTATACGTGTGGCAGTTCTACGACCTCCACCACCGCCTCCACCTCTAGTTGTTCCCATAATAGTGAAATTTAAAAGTCCAGCAGTATTCATTTATAAAGCGATTAGCTGTAAAAACCGCTTGTGCAAATGTACTAAAAACTTTTATTCTTCCAAATAAAACCTGCAAAATTATATGCTTAAAAAGAATATTTTAAGTCCTATGGCGGTAGTGTCCAAAGACGCATCTTGAAAAAATGGCTGGACACCTATCAACTTTCCCTTTTTAACAAAAAATTTATTGCTTATAATTACACCCTTAATAGCTTGGTTAAGCGCACCCGCACCAATAACTCTTATTATAATATCGTTATCGGGATTGCTTTGGTAGGTAGAATAAATACTACCAGCCAATTTCTTGGCATCAGTAGATGAACTGCATCTTAGGGTAGTGACTTTTTCTTGTACTTCATTAATTGCTTCCATAATTACTACGATTTTACCCAGCGTGACTTTGAATAGTGCAAATATAACAATTATTCGTCTACTTCCACAGATTCAAGTTGTATTTTTGAAATCTTATGTAAATCTTCCGGACGTATAACAAGCAGGTATCCTTTACCACCTTTTTGGCGCAAAGCGATAATGGGAATTTTTTTCTCCACTTTAGCCTTGTTCCTAGTATCCTCGAACAAAGTCCATATAGCGGATTTTCCCCTAACCTTACATTCAATGTACAGTTTGGGATGAAGCGTGTCGCTGTTAGTATTATGACCGCTATTACTTCCGGACAATGGAACTCTCTTTGTACCGAAATGTTTGGCAACTTCTCTTTCAAATGACTTCCAACAGCTCTTTGACGTTGGTTTCTTAACCACTACATTATTCTTACGGATAACTTCCTTCTTAGGTCGTAATCTCCTACCGATACTTCTTTTAGGCATTACATTAAAACGGTTAATATTTCCACTGGAATATCTACTCTTACAAAATGTGGATTATTGCAGGCGTTCCAGTTTTCATTAGAATTTAGGTAAGGCTGATAAAGATTACACATTCCGTTTTTGTAGAACTGGGTAATCTGATATACCTTGCCTGAATATACACTTTTTATATAGCTTCCCAAAGGGAAACAGCTAGGATTATGGGGCATAAGTCTACATATTTTCGACACCTCTTCGTGTCAGTTCCCTACTAAGCATTGCCAGCACATTACTGAATGATTCGAGTTTTCCCGCAAGTAGGTCACGGAATATTTCCGCTTCCAGAAGTTTCTTATTCAACTTCTCCACTTCGGGAGTTACTTTAGCGGAAGTTTTTCTTTCGGTTACAGTACCACCACCTGCGGACAGCATCGCCTTATCACACGCTAAGTCATATTCAGACTTACATTGGGCATAAACAGCACAGGCTTCCATGTGTCTATCCTCGGTAAATTCACGCCATGCGGAATATTTGGCAATCATGTTACCCAGTTCGGTAGAACTTGTTTCCGCTATGGTTACTGGCATTGTGGGTAAACCTCCTTTTGGAGCCTCTACCTCGGCAAATACTTTACGGAATCTTTCTAACGGAGAAGATTCCTCTTTAGGTTTTCTTACTGGCATAATTTGTGAGATTTAATGTTTAAAACAATAAGTTGTATAAGGACAGCTCAAAGCAGCCTTGCAATGGGCGTCCGGACAAATTCTTGCAGGAGGAGTTTTAGTTTCCACACAGTCAATAATAGTGTTCATCTTTTCATCGGCTTTTTCCAACTCCGTTTCATTTACGGGCATGAGGAAATCCTTTATTTCGGAAGTATCCTTGTTTATGTACAGGTACAGAACTTTAGTAGCACCTAGTTCTCTAGCGTACAGGGATGCCTGAAACTCATGTTTGGCAAATGGACGGAATATCGCTTTTCTGTAAAAGAAAGAGTTCATGGTCTTTATTTCCAAAACCACTTTCTCCCCGAATACCGATTTCTTGAATACACCATCAGCCTTACCATTTATGTAACGGTCTTTATTCACTACTGGAACTTCCGCCTGTTCGAGAAGTCCTATTTTATAAAGTATAGCCTGCATATATACATGATACCATGTACCCACATCGAATGTTCTTTGAAGTTCCCCCGTGATGGTGGAAACCCTAACGTCACTGGGAGGAAGCCTACATAAGTCATAGTACATGAGCCTTGGGCATCCGTCCAATAATTGTGACGGGTGAAATACACCTTCTGCACGTTTATCCGGAGCCATTACAGTCATATAGAAATCCATGAACTCCATAAAGAAAATATCACGGTTAAAATCTTCTGTTATACCAAGAAGTTTCTTAATCTTTCTGCGGATTCCCAAAACGGAAAATATACTGGCAGAAGTAACCCCGTTTACACAGGCAGAATTTATCTTATCAGAAATTGATAAAGGTTTCTCATCGGAAGAACCTTTTATAGTTTTACGGAGTAACCTCCCTATACCACCTCTAGTCATTTTTATTTAAGTTAAAAGGAAAGGAGCAGCCATTTCTGAACTGCTCCTAACACGGAATGGAAAATTACAAATATCAGAGAGTCTGGTGATTCCAAAGTGGCTCGAACACTTGACCCACGCCTTAGAAGGGCGTTGCTCTATCCAACTGAGCTATGGAACCAAGTGGAACAGCATCGGCAATCTCACAAATCCAACGCTGTTCCTAGAACATCATTTAACCTCCGATTTGATGTTTCAAAGATAACAAATATTTTTTAGTTTCCAAAATGCTGTTTATAAAACATGAACTTTTGCTGCACTTAGAGTAGCTTTCTTGATTACTTTCCCTAAGCTGAAAGCGAGATTACTCATGTCCTCAAGCACAACCCAATGTTTGAACATTGTCTTTGGGTCATAACACATATTAATACAGACCTGAATTACAGTAAAGTCCATTTTCTCTACTTTATCCACACATTCCTTTGTATGTTCTATCGCCTTACTGCCCCTGTAACGGGAAGCACTCGGTTCACCGTCTGATAGAACAAACAGCAAAACATGATTCTGTGTCTGTTTGCGAATACGCTGGGCGGTTTCAAGTATGGCAATACCATCCCTGTTTTCACATCTTGCCTCAACAGAACCCAGGGAATACCTTGGCTTGAAAGTTTTTTCACGGTAAATCATTAGTTCGGTAGCACCGTCAAAACGACTGTCACCCGAATGACCGTAAATGAACAGTTCCACTTTTGGAGAATCCCCCAAAGCCTCATTGATAAGTATGGCAGTATCACGGGCAGCTTCTATTCTACCACCGCACATGGAACCACTCTCGTCAATAAGCACGCCCACACTTACACCGTCAGTCCTTACTTCACCTTGTCGGATATATACGGTAGGAACACCCTGTACGGCTTCGGCAAGTTTGGAAGTATCCAGCATACCGCTTCTCATAGAGCGGTGTATGTACTGGTATTCCTTACAATGGCAACGTATAACTTTGGATATTGCCGGAGCATAACGTTTAACTCTGGCAAGTGATTCCTTGTACCGTTCCTCATTAGTAGGAGGAAATTTGAAAAAGGCATCCTTGGTTCCTCCCATATCTACTGTGCCCTCACATACATCTCCAAGCAAACCTCTGTCCTTTTTCACGGCATCAGCAATTTTGGAGTCATCCATACGGTCCGGCATTGAACGGTCAAGTTTGTCAAGTATATCCGAACTGTCGGATGCCATTCGTTTCTCAACCTCCACACCCGATAGTCCTCCTCCGGAAGCGGAATCCTCTTTCATTTCCTCTTCAAGTTTGTCCTTATAGAACTCTTTAAGAATATCAAAAACCTTATAGGCAGCGAGAACCGTTTCCTTAGTAGTTACTGGATAGGGTAAAAGCACTTTCTTTATTTCAACGAGATATGGAGCATACTTTACTATCTCGGCTTCATCTATGTATTTAGGATATCGGACAATCTCCAGTATAAGATTGAGAAGAACCTCAAAATCATTAAGTTCCGATTTTTCTTTTTTGGGAGCGACATAATCCAAGTAGTAACTGTCAAACCAGTAATATTTGCTTCGTTCCAAGAATCGTGCGAAACCCGGTTTCAAATCACCGCAAAGTTTCTCAATACGTTCATCTTCCAGTATATTGAATAATCGGGATATGATTCTGTTACCGATAGAAGTCAGACGTTCCTTGTTTGTGTACAACAAGTGGCATCCCTCATGTACAGTGGTCCCCAAAAATACGTCCAACCGTTCACCAACAGTAAGAGCCTTGTCAGTAAGCATTATGGTGGAAACCTGTACTTTCTGAAAGTCAGTGAAACTGTCCTCCCCGTTATGAATTACAACTTTTACCTTGTAGGGAATATCCATAGAAGTTATCATATCACGTGCCAGAGGATATGCACGCTTTATCAGTTCTGCTTCATCAGCACATTCCAGATAGTAGGAAGAATAGGCACTTCCCTCTTCCAAGGTACTTTCCCAATCAAGTTTCCCCTCTTTTCGTATATGTGTGAACGCCTTACCGTCACGTTCCAACCAATCTTCCAAAAGTTCGTCCACGATTTCATCGGTGACAACCATATCTTTATCCACAGCCATAGTCAATATGTTATTTTAAATAGTTCCTTTTTATAATACCCGGTTTTAAGCAACTCGGATTTCTTGGCATTAAGTATAGGAAACGCCCTATCTTTCAAGATGCGTTTCCCGTTATACCACAAGCTACCGTAGGTCTTTTTCTTAGGTTTGTCTACGGGAAATTGATTACTTGTTGCCATAGGCAAGAAATTTTTATCTACTACTAATCACCCTGCATACGATACCACGTTCTCCATCGGAGCGAGTACCTTCAAAAAGAGGAAGAAGAACCAGTTCCATAGCACGTACCAAATCCCATCCGTCAGCAACCAAGTCACCCACCATAAGAGTTTCACGGGTGGAAATGGAACTGCTTATCTCCTGTTTGTTATACATATTACGCAAACTGTTTGCAACCTTTGTAATAATTGTAGCGTCCGAAAGGGAAATTCCACAGCGTTTTACCAAAACCTTGTTTTCCTGTTCCGGTGGCATATATGATAATTCGATAGGGAAGAAACGTCCTACAAGTGCACGGTCCATACTCATTGTACCCGTATATTCCACACCAACATTGGCAGTTGCTACAAAACAACATTCCGGATGCACTTCTATTTCACGTAAGTCCTCACCGCCGGCAATTTCCACAGGAAGTTTTCTACGGCTGTCAAGACAGGGAAACAGAATGTTATTAGTAGTAACGGGTGCACGGGATAACTCGTCCAAAAGCACTACACCCGGTTTGGATATATCCCTTGTAAATTTGGCATAGTCAAATACTGATACACCTCCCTTTTGCAATCGGTGTACACCTAAAAGTCCGGCTACTGGGTCATACATGGAACCCATATCATAGACAGAACAGGATATGCCAAGTTTCTTACAGGCAAGTAACACAAGTTCGGTCTTACCACCACCCGTAGCACCGATAAGCATCGTGTTCACCTGATTCTGAATATTACGCATAAGCAGATACCATACATCTGAATCTACATAGAAACCCTCTGAACCGATAGAGGGGATTTTAAATTCCGGATTTGTTTTCATCTTCCCCAATAAAGTTTTGGAGGAAGTCTTGGTGTCCTTTTTTTCATCTGAACTGCCAGAATCATAAGAAGAGGTGGAGGTACCTATAAATATTTCATAGGCTCTAACCATTTCTTCGGTAGGCTTATGTTTCGGGTCCCGATAATCAGCATCAAGAATACCGATAGGAAAGATGTTTCCTGCCTGATAATACTTACTGGCAGGCTTGAGCATATCGGTCACAAAGGTTGTACCCGTGGGGTACGCATCCCTTAAAGACCTGTCGGCACTTACATTTACCGTGCTGTCGATTTTAGTACCATCTTCAAAAGTCTGACCGTTAAGTGCCTTACAACGTTGTCTACCCTCTTCTACGAGAGTTCTCAAAAAGTAATATTTTTCCATTTTGTGAGATTAAAAAAGTTTATGTGATTTTTCTAAGTTATAAATTATACTCTCTGCGGTGCTCAAATCCAGATTTTTTCGGAGTGTTCTTTTCCGGAATCCTGTACCATCAGTCATTTGTGAATATTCCACCACTTTAAACAACCCGTGTTGTTGTTTCTTATATTCAAAGCGGAATATACGGTATAAGTTTATTTTCGGCATAGTTAAATATACAAATTTTTATGGAAATAACAAAACCCCCTAACTGTTATCCTTATACGCAAGTTCAATCAAAAATTGTAAGTCCTCATAAGTAAGAATAGCAAGGCTGTCACGGGATTTCTCAAAATCCACCACAAAGATAGGAATTTTTTTAGCCGAACATTTCTTTTTCAGTTTAACCCACTCGGATAATTTAAGGCTATATGATTCATGGGCTGTGGTTTTTGCCTCAATTTCACAAAAATCAGTAATCACATCATTTTGCCCGAATGTGGCTCCTGAATTGATAGTCGTATAGCCACGGAGTTTTTTAGATATACGACTTTCCTGTTTTTTGGAACGCTCCCGTGTAGTAGTGGAACCGTCCATAAGTTTGTTCAGATACCCGAATTTACTCTTTACCATTGTATAGAATATATCCGGTGAATCTTCATTACGCTATCCCTGTAACTGGTGGTAAGAGTTACAGAGTAACCAACACTTTTAAGTATCTCTACCAACTCGGACACATCCGTACAGAATCCTATCGTCAATGAACACTTGCCGCTTTCAGCAGCCATTTTTATTTTGGTAAATACCTCCCTGTAAGGAGTGGTGGCGATTTCCCTCGCCTGTTGTGCAGTAAGATACTGCTGTTTTTGTTTTTCAGTCATATTCCTAAAATAAGTTTTGTACACTAAAATAAGAAATTTTATCAGAACTTTCAAGCCACTTGGAATACTCTTTACGAGCATGAGTTTCCCAATTGGTTTTTCCCATATTAAACCCATGAAGAACTTCTTTGTTCCATGCGTGCATTACAGCTTGTTCCAAAGTATCATGCACACAGTCAGAACGGGTAAGAGGATGTCCATACCCATGGGTACTTGCCATAAATGAAGTAACACAACCCCATTTTCCATTTCTTTGAACCGCCTCAAAACAAAGACCAGTCTTGGGAACCTTCCATTGTAGGAACGTTACTGCTACACCAAAACAATTAAATACTGTTTCTTGGGGAAATAGTATTTCTATTAATGTTGTAAGTACGCAAGCATCTATCATATTTCTGATTTAAATTTCTTGTTTATTTCTTTTTCTGCCGCCTTGGCTCCTTTCTTGAATCCCTCCACAAAGCTGTCAAAACAAATTCTGTTTATTTCTGGAGTACAGCTTCTCAAAAGTGGGCAAATCGAACATCTTTGGCTAAGTCCGGCTGACTTCTTGGCTATTTTCGTTACGTTTTTCATAGGCTTTACACTCTTCACAATGCAGTTTGTAAGCATGGGCAAACATTCCTAGAGTAACAGGTTCAAAGCTAAAATCCGCTTGCTTCCCTTCTATAACAACAGAAACACACAATTGTCCATCGCAAAAGTCAATATACGCTTCACCACCTCCATGTCCTTTAATGGAAAGTGTTTGTGTCTGTACGCTATTCATAATTATTCTCCTTTAATCTTTTAATTAGGGCATCAGCGCAATTAAGCGAATATTTAGCGACTACATCAGAATTAACACCATAGTCGTTTGCTATAACAATTTTAATAATGTCTTTTGCCAATTCGTACCTACGTTGTTCCCAATCAATGTTTTCACTAAAGAAATTAAGTTCTGACACCTTGATATACATGTTTCCCACCAATGCAGTACCATCATCATATAAATCCTTAATCTCTACAATTTCTCCAGTTGATTTTACTCTTGCTTTCATATTTAAAATTCTGATTTAATAATAGTACCAAATGAACGATACCTACGCCAAACCATATTTCCACGTTGAATACTAGTAATCCAATCACAAGCCTTAAAAACTTGTCCTACATTATATAGGAATGGTCGTTTTTGTATTTTTCTTTTTATTCTTGCTTTCATATTTAATCGAAATACATTACTTTCTTACCTATACATACTTTGAACCTTGAAAGACGTTCGCTATATTGTGTGATATGGTTAGGATTATATTTGTTAACAAAACATCCAGTACGTTTATGGTATCTGACACAAGCATTTTCAGGAGATTTAGCCAATATTTCTTTCTCATCGCTAAAACTAAAAAGTAAATTATCTCTGTATGATACCTTATACCACTTTACTTGGCTTCTTATCTTTTTAAAATACTTTGCTTTCATTGTTCCTCCTTTGTTTTAAAATGTTCAATCAATTCGTTTACAGTAGCCTTGTGGATTTTTCTGCCATATTTATTAAGATAATACTCAATAGTTTCATTACATACTTCATCACCACATTTAAACCATAAATCCCCATCGGTAAACCATTGGTACTTGTCCGTATCATCCCTTAATGCAGCGATAGCTAGGAAAAGTTCCTCGTTAGCTCCGCAATCAACAAGGACATCTATTTCTTTAAGAGCATTTATATCATCATCGCGCCATGAATAAACCGAAATAATTCCAAACATACAAGTACATAGATTATGCCAACCTAAATATGGATTACAATAATAGCCAAGTTCTTTTAATCTATTTCTAATATTATCAGTATTTTTGCGTATGAAACACGGTGTTGTAAATCCCATAGTTATTCCTCCTTAATTATTCGCTCATTTATAATAAACTCTCCATGAATATCAATGGGAAGCATATTGGAAACACTCGCATGATAAGTCTTACCGTCCATTGCCTTACATAGTGGATGTATTTCTTTAGGCATAGGGGCAGGACATTTTTTACAATGTCTTATCATTTCAAAATGTCTATTTTCCTTATTGCCACAACATTCACAATGAATTGGATAGTAAAAATAAGTACGTTCCAACTGGGTTTCTTTTCCACATATTTCGCATCTGCCCCATTCTATTGAATTACACATAATTTATTCCTCCTTCTCTGTTTTAATATCTGTTACTTTACTCATAGCGTATTATCTTTTCTTTAACTCCAGTAGTGCTACCACAGGAAGGGCATGGGATAAATATTACATTATACCCTTCTCTTTGGTCAAAAAACTCACTGTGTATATCCGATTTCTCAAACTCAAATTCACATCCACATCTGTCACAACGCCGGAAGTAAATCGGATTTTTCTTATTAGCTTCTTTAATAATCTTTATTGCCATAGCTAATCTTCTTTATATTTTGATTCATCAATTACAACACTCCTAATATCTCTTTCACCAAAGCATTTATAAGTCAACGTTCCTCCATAAAACTTTATGGTATCTCCCTTAACAGTAATAACCATTCCACCTTTTAATCTATGTTCCATATCACCTTTAAGTATCTTGAGAGCGATATTATCCGGACACCCCATAAGGGATGTGGTTATTACCTTTATAGCTTTTTCTGGGTCTAACTCATATAATAATGCTTCTTGGGCGATTTGCATAAGAAGTTTACCTGCATCATCGCCTAATGTGAAATGTACGGTTCCTTTTTTCATAGTGAGAAATTTTTAATACTTGAATATAGGAAAAATTTAGGAGGAAAACAATCTGAAAAATAAAGCCCCACTGGATTTTCCAATGAGGCTTCGAGATTACTTTTTGATTGCGTCACGTAATTTGCGGAGAGGTGAATCTTCCGAGTTCTTTTCGTCATGGGGTTTTGACGCTTGAAGTTTCTCCATGTTCTGCTTTGTAAGTTTACCAACCATTTGTAGTCCTTGACCACCAAACAGTCCTCCAAAAAGTCCTTTTGCCATAATCATAAATTTTAGTCAGTTTCCAGTTTTTTGTCCTCCACAGGTTTTACTGTATAACGACTTCCTGTACCTTTGACAATTTGAAAACCGTTTCTTTTCAACAACTTGTCAGCCAGTTTACTGGACACCCTCCAAAGGTTCCCCAAAAATAAATTGTTAGGGGGTAAGTTGACATATCTCTTGCTGCATTTGAGAATAAGAACGATTTTCTTAAATTCATCTTCGGTCATTTCAATTTTCTTTCCCATAGTCAAATATTAATATCCGACTAACTCGGTACTAAAGTAGTATAATTGCTGATTATCTAACCTATGATTGGTTACTACTTTGTTACTCCGTCAGCCGGATTTGTTAGTTATTCGATTTTCTCAATATGTTCTTTTTTGTACTTTATGATTTCACCTTGGCATATCAAGTGAACGCCCAAAGTAATAAGAAGCACACCTACAACCATTCTCCAGTTATGGAAAGTTATACGGAACGGTGAAAAACTTACCTCAGTGTGGAGAGCCATAAGAAACACAAGCACCGCCACAGGAATAAGCACAGGAGTTACATCAAAACATCTCACGGTACACCTCCTTTTCCAGCTTTTTAAGCATCCCGGATTTTGTAAGTTCACTCACGAAATTGTCTATGCCCTGTACATGGAGGTCTTTATAGTCATACCAAGAACCTTTACGTTCTACGAGATTATATTTCATGGCAAGGTCAACTATCTGTCCGGAGGCATCAGTAGAATATGCCTGTGTACCTCCATAGTCCACATAAGCGTAAAAGAATGTAGCACTTCTTTGGGGAACACCCACCTTGTTTTTCACACATTCAATGGATATGTTCCTTCCGATTACAATCTCACCCTCATCAACTTTGGCATTGAGTTTTTTAAGTGCCTTGAATTTCACGGATAATGATTTCGTGCGCTTTAACTGTTCACCGTTACGTATTACTTCTGGGTCGCCGTATGCTATGCCCGTTTTTTGGTATGCCGAATTGATAACTATAAGGGTGGATTCCTTTGTCGGATTACTGTTCATGGCAGCTTGGAATTTACGGCACGCCTTATTCCAGAACCGTGCTCCGGAAGCCATCTGCTGGTCTTCCATAGATTTTCCTATTTCCTCGTCAGTACCGATAGCGGACATACTGTCCAGAACCACAAGACTTATTTCCTCATTTTCAAGCAATGCCTGTATAATATCCACACAGTTACTAAGTAGGGTAGGTCTTACCAAAATAAGACCCTCATTGTCAATACCGAAATTTTCTCCCCAGTCGGGAGTGTAGGTAGCCTCAATATCCACAAGGGCAACTCTTCGTGCCACAGGTGGTTTTTTGGGCTTATAACCGTCACGCAGTTCAAAGGATTCCAGTTCCCTCATTGTATCATCGCCTTTATAGGTGAATGACTTGAAAGCGTTAGGCTCATGGTTTGCCCAATCATAATGCTGGAATTTTGCTATGGCATCATAGGAAGCATAGCTTTTAAGGGAACCGTTCTCACCATAATGTTCGATAACTCTTCCTATGGGGAAACCTCCACAGGTAACATAGTTATATGCCGGAATACGGCTTAATATCTTACGGCACTTAGGTAGTGTAGCCGCAGTGTGAACAACTCCGTCACCCATTAAATCGTTAAATTTATTAAGCATGGAGTTTAATACTGAAAGTTTTTTAGCCATAGTCAATCAATTAAGTAAGAGGCTGCAATATAGCCCGTAATTTAACTCGAATCTCCAAATATAACCGCCAGCAGTATGACGCTTAAGTAAGCAACATTCATTTATATGCCGGTAATTTACTTTTGTCACCCGAAATGCTTCTTGGGCACTTTCAAATACACCGATATACTCAGAACCTCTTATCTGTAAGATAGTTTTCATAGGTCTGCCTGCACCCGGATATTTAGGATGTCCTTTAATTGTCATACTTCTGCATAATTGGCAAGTTCCATAGTTAATATTATATTTATGAGTGCACCATTCCAAATTTTCTACATTAGGGTTTTCTTTATTTTCATCCTTATGGTTTACAAAAGGAAGATTATTCGGATTTGGTATAAATGCCTTAGCTACTAGTCTATGAACTTTTCTAGTAGTACCTCCTAGAGAAACCGCCCAATATCCACAGGAATCATGTGTTTGAGAAAGTAGTTTTCCCTTTTTCCTAACTTTCCCCTTATTAGAAACTTCATAAGTAGGAAATTCATCAATTATTCTCCATTCTTCAATCATAATAATCCTACGTATAATGAATAGTTAAACCTATGAGGATAAGATAGTACATCTGGATTTTTCATCTCACCCCAGTTTGCAAGTATCTTACCATCAGCAATTAATGGTACGTCCAATTTGACGGTATTTTCCATACAGTCGATAACCACTCTTTCACATTCCATCATTTGGTCCTCACGTACCTCAATGAGAACTTCATCATGCACCTGTAGTAAGAAATGGGCATCAAGATTCAATTCCTTGAATTTCCGGCACATTGCTATAGTAGCAAGTTTTACTATATCAGCACCAGTTCCTTGTATAATAGTATTTACTGCCTGTCTTAATTCGGCATAGTACATAGCCTCGTTACGGGTAAACTTGGATTTGGTGGTTTCCTTGAATACACGTATTCTTCCAAACAGATTTTTCACGTACCCATGTTTTCGGGCAAAATTTTCAGTAGCTTCTTTCCAGTGGGCAAATCCTATGTACGACTTATGGTAACTGTCAATCATCTCAATGGCACGTTCCTTGGACACATTGAAAGTTCTCATATACTTACCGATTCCCATACCGTACAGCACGCCAAAGTTCATTGTATTATGGGTAATCAATGTTCCGGTCATATATAAATGACTAGGAGAATCTACATTCAAGTCACATAGATAGTCAGTTCCTAAAGATAGCACCTGCAAAACCTTATTAGGTGAATTTTTAGCACCCTTACCGACTTTAGAAACACGCTCAATAAGTGATTCAATCTTATGTGGACACTTTATAACATTGCTATGTAACAAATCACTTAATGAATCTGAATAGATATGTATTCTAAAATACCATCTGTCATAGGTTTTGTTCCAAGTTGGTTCTACACCAAAATTATACCCTATTGAATTTAATAAGAAACATAAATCCTCAGCAAGCTGAATACTCTTGGTACAAATACTGGTAGTACCAGTTTCAGAAATTGTTCCATCGGTATCAATAAGACCGCCAAGGAAACTTTTCCGCATTTCAATAGTACCATTAAGAACCCACAAAGGAATTTTGAAATTCTTCTTTCCACGTTCATCAGACAGACCAAAGGGAATCATAAATTTGACAAACCTTGAAGAGCCTAAATACATATAATTTATATTAGACCTTTCAGTGAGAGGAAGTCCTTTTTTAGCAAATTCATCTTTTAGGATTTTCCTCCATGATTTAAAGAATCGCCCTTTTCCCACAGAAACACCTATATGCTTTGCTGAAAAACATCCGTCACCAGTCAACACCCCAGCAATATAAGACCACTGTGAATCCATTCTAATAGAAAAGGTATCTCCAAAATCAAAGAACGGATTATAATCTATTGTAGTTTCAGAACCTTCATAGACCACTTGGGTGTTTTCTGAAATTTCATCACCTATTTTTAAATCGCCTGCACGTTTTAATGTGCCATCAGCCATTACATATTGATGGTTAATAGAACTACGAACTATTCCCCGCTTTGTAATGATGCCGAGTGTACTATCGTATCCATTTGAATAGAACGAATTTACACCTATCATTCCGGAACCGTTGAATACAAAGGAAATCATAGGGCTATCAAAAGTGTCTTTAAGACGACACGCAGAAACCTCACCTATACGTAATACACCTTTGTCAGTAAAAATAAGTGTGTTCTCATTTACACATTTTGCCTGTTTACGGGTAATATTACAGGCTTTGGCAACCTCACCATGAGGGTCACGTCCGTGCAGGAAAATATCCATAAACCGTTCGTCCTTACTCATGTGAGCCATCACACGAAGTTCCAATTGTGAGTAGTCATAGTTGACAAACTTATAGCCTGGTCTTGGAACAAACGCCTCACGTATGGGAAAATGGTAATTGTTAGGTTGATTCTGTAAGTTAGGTCCGGTAGATGCGAAACGTCCTGTCTTTGTACCACAACTGTTCAAGTCACCTCTTAGAACCGAGTGCTCGTCAACCAAGTTAGGAATAGCCTTAACATATCCGGTGTACAATTTGTTCAACTCCGAATATTCGTTCATAAGAGCACCGACACGTATTCCCATAGAATCCCATTCCTCAAATGTAGCAGCATCCGTACTGGGTGCTCCTGTTTTTTTGGAATAGCTTACAATAGGAAGTTTCATCTTATCAAAGAATACGGCAGCTTTCTGCTTTGCAGAATTTAAGTTGAACACACAACCGCACTCATCATACACCTCATCAAGTATCTTGGGAAGTTCGGCAGTTATCTGCTCACCCATTTCCTTTAACAAGGGAACATCAATAAGAACCCCACGAATTTTGGCATCCCGAAGAATCGGAATAAGCGGAAGTTCAATTCTATCATGTATTCTATGGGCATCCTCATCCATAAGAGGATTATACTTGTAGAATACTTTCGTGGTCCAGTAAGTATCCTCACCAGCATAGCCAGCAAGAAGTTCAAGCAGGGAATCACCTTCAACAGACCAGTTTATCTTATTCCACGCCTTACCGCATATCTCCTTAAAGGTCTTTTTGACGTAACCGAAATCCTCGGCAACACGTTTCTCTAGCTGTTTGTCGAGTGACGGGTTTACTAGATGAACCATAACCAGTGTATCCGCGAATATCTTATAGCACTCATCCTTGATACCGTTCATCTTATTTATCATGGTATCGTACTTGGCGTTGTGTGCTATCAGCTTGTAATGGGGAAACCTCTCATTGCAAACTTCGGCAAGTTCATTCATTGGAACCCCTTTTGAGAAGAAGAAATCCACTGGAATAAAACAAGCTCCCACACCTTTTTGGTGCAAGGAAAGTCCTAGAGGAATCGCATCATATTCCAACCCTGTGGTTTCCCAGTCAAATGCAAGAAGTTTATCCTCTTCGCACTTACTGAAATACTCCTTTACTTCCCCGATACTTTCAAGTAACTGAACCACACCTTTGAAAACAGGAATCTTTATCATAATCACTTCAAATAAGAATAAGGAGTTAAGTCTTGAACCTAACTCCTTACAGTTAACACTTAATCTTCATCGGTATAACCTGCTTCGTCAATTTCGTCCTCCGTAGGCGGCTGGCAATATTCCTCGGCAGTCATTCCTTGTTCATCCCAGTCAATAGGTCGCATACGCTTATCATCTTCGTCAAAAGCCTGCTCGAAGTTATAAGTGGACTCCTTACCCTCGCCGGAACGTGTGACCTCAAGAACCATTTGATTAAGTTCTCTTCCTTTCTTGTCCTTATCCCTAACCTGTTTAAGTGAGTTAGCGATAGTAGAACCGACAATCCATATCTTTTCAACAGGTTTGTCGTTCTTAAACCGTTTCTTCTCACTATCCCAAGTACCACGGTAATCAAGAATCTTAAAAGCAGCACGCCATGTCTGTTTGACACCATCGGAACAAAGGACACAATGTTTTCCTGTATTCAATTGACAGGGAACAATAGTCCATTTTCCTCGTTTGTCTTTCACTTGATGTGCATCAAAACAATAAGGTTCTTCTTGGAGAATCTGGATAATGGCGCTTTCACCAGTTTTAAGCCAAAATTCACGAAGAGAGTTTCCAGCTTCTTCAATGCGTTTTTTAACTTCTTCCTGTCGTCTTGCAACAGCACCCCAACCTTGTTCTCTTTTAGAACTTCTCGGTGAACTTTCATCACCACCACGTCTTGAACGTGTACGTTCAATAGTCTTACTTGGCATAATCTTTAATTTTAAATGGCATTGTATTGCCGGTTACACATAAAATAAAACGAATGTGCTTTTATCAGTCACACTTAAATATAAGAAAATTTTTTCATCTATGCAAATCCTTTTTAAGAGCCTTTAATTCCTTAATTAAAGTAGAAGCGGATTCTAGTTTGACTACATTTAGTCTTTCCCTTATTTCAACACCCTCAGGGGTAGCACCTACATGTATCATGGATTCCCACAATGAATCATTAGTGATGAGCCTGTCAAGTAGATTTCTCCTATTCTCATAAACAATATGGTCTACGTATGTTTCATCCCGTAGATACCTTAGTGTATCAAATGGTATTTTATGTTCATAGGAAAATGTGTCAAAAGGACCTACTTTTATTGACCGTTTCTCATCCAAGTAAGCTAAGGGGTCATTCTCATCATTATAGGGTTTAAATACCTCACGCCACTTTTTTACAAAGGGCACAGTGCCACCTGTAAAATAATCAAATACATGATTTGATGTTTCTATATTTCTCATAGCATCAGTCTTAGGAAAACTGATAGCTACTACCAAACTTTGTAATGGTGCTATTTTGAGATGTGTTTCAAAGTAACTTATAGCATCCTCTTCATTACTAATATGAACAATAAGCAAATAATCGCTGAGTGATAATGTATTAATCATTTCTTGCCTCCAATTCCTTTTGTACCTCGGTACATAAGTCCAAATATGAATCCCAGTTCATTGTCATTTCCATAGAGTATTGCAGATAATCGGTAGAGTTATTAAACGCCCTGCTCCATACTTTCGGAGATATACATTTTTCCGGGTCTTTGCTGAGGTAAGGAACTAACAGCACCTCGGTATGATTTTTAAGTAAGTGATAACAAATCTCGGTAGCCTTTCGTCCGGCAGTATCATTATCAAGGGCAAGGTACACTTTGTCAAACTTTCCCAACTGTTCAGCCTGCCAGTTACTTAAGTCAGCCCCCATGATACCCGTGGCATTATAACCGTGCTGGTACAACCGCATAACATCAGTCTGACCTTCCACAACTACTACATAGTTATATGAAAAGTCAAGATTATACAGGTAGTTCTTTTTATCGAACCCTTTACTGTTACGAACTTTCCGGTCGGGATAATAGCATCTTCTCTGATAACCGAGCAAAGTGTCCGGATTGGAGAAATCCTTGTAATAAGGAATAACGAACCATTCCTTGTCCATCATGCCCACACGAAAATGTTTCAAAGTATCTCTGCGCAAACCCCTTCTAAGAAATTCCTGCGGAGGATTATTCACATCCCACATTAAGTCAAGCTCGAACTCCTTTTCTTCGGGATGGTAGTCAACAAGGTTGACCATTTCCACCGCCTCGAAATAATTAACTCCGAACTTCGTGGTAAGCAAACGTACTAGGTTTCCGTGTGCTCCACAGGAAAAACAATGGAAAGCGTTCTTATCGGGAGATACAAAGAATGACATTCTTCCGCTACCGTCCGGATGATTTTCACGGAACGGGCATTCCATACGAATCTGCCCGTTGGTCATTTTCTGCGGATTGAAATCTTTGAATACCTCCAGCAAGTCAGTCATTGTTTCTTCTGTTGTTTTTGTTATTCTCCATTCTGTTGAAATCATCCATAGCTTCCGACAGTTTTTTCAGACTGGCAGAAAGTCTTGTCATGGCACTTGTATTCTCCTTTGCGGATGTACGGGATGATTCCATAACCTGATTGATGCGTGGGAGCAATCTTTCAATACGGGTAAGTATTTCACGTAGCTTCAAAGCAAAACGGCTATTTACTACAATGGAATTATACAGTCGTAATGTAGAGAAAGTGCTTATGGCAAACATGATAAGAAATGCCCGGACGTATAACCGAACCTCAGATATAGGTGTCCACCATACGATAGGCTCAATGAACAGCCAGACAACGAACAACACACAAATAACTATGAGCATCCATGTAATAAAGGAAACATAGTTATTCTTGACTACTTCCCACAAGAATTGAAAAAACAAACCGATTCTCTTAAAGAAAGACGGTCTTACATTATTATCTTCCATATATCAATAAATAAATTATTCCGTGAATTAAAACTGTCAACAGCCGATGGAACATCAAGGCCTTTTTTCTTGAGCTTGAACATATAAAAGTCACAAAGTTTTTTTGCAGCTATGTTGGGAACCGTTTCCTGATAAGTAACTGCAAAGGCATGGGAATTGGCTTCAACCAATGCAATCCTTTTGGGATAACCGTCTGTATGCCCAACATAATACTTAAAACCCTCATGGTACATAACATGGCTGTACAGGAAATCAAATGCCTTTATTTCACCATGTGTTCCATCATAGGCATAAACAAAAGTTGTTCCGGTTTCTTTTCTTAATTCATACATAACTGCATAATTCCTAAAGTTAAAGGATTCGTGTTTCTATTATTAAGGTTGTACTTTCCATCCACGAGCACATCTTTTGTACGGGTGAAAAAATAATACCGTTTTTCGTCAATAACGGAAAGTGCCGCAGACAAGGCATCCTCCATAACAGCGAAACATGGGTCGGTCATACACATTCCGGTAGATGCCTCACTTACTATGTAGCAGTCGGGAAATTCCACATCCTGATGGACAATGAAATCCCAATGGTATCTATGAAAGTACCCGTACACCATAACGTCACGAAATCCATCATGGCATCTGACAGTACCCACACCGTTCATGTCCACAAAATCAATAGTCTGTTTTAGTTTCGACTTTCGGTCTTTCATCTTCCTCTTTTTTAGCTAAGGTAATTGAATGAAGCATATTATCCAAATCATTCTGGAAAATCAGAGTAGTTCCGGAAACGACACGTCTTGCCTTTACAACTTCACAACCGATTATATCGTGAAACCTCATATCGGCATCCTGAAACATTCTTATGGCAATATCCGAATCTTGCACGAATGAGTTACCGTATGCAAAATCTTCCATACCGTCCATAGAAAACTTACTGGCTGTCTTTGAGGAACCACGCTTCAACTGTGTGGTATTGATAATGGGTGTCTTGAAATTTTTTGCGAGCCGTTTCAGATTACGGGTAATGTAGACTATTTTCTCCCAACCCTCCTGCATCTTACTTTCCATAAGATAGGAACCGTCCACGAATACCGCACTAGGCTGGTACAGACCCATAAAGGTTGCAAGTTCGTCAATGGTCTGGCAACTGTAAACTATCCTTATCTTGGACTTATGTTTTTTAAGAGCGTCAAGACCTCTATAATAGCGTGACTTTTCCCTTTCGGATAATGTACCTTTCATAAATTTCTCATAGGGGAGCTTGAAACGGATGCAGTCAATACGCTCCTTTATTTCTTCCTCTCCCATTTCATTTGTGATAAACAGTATATCACCGAAAGTTTCTTCCGTGGCTTCCATACGGTCAAGTATGGTCTGTTCAAGAAGATAAGCCAGATAAACAAGCAGCCACGATTTACCTTGACCAGCCTTACCACCAATGGTAATTAAATCCTGTTTACGGTATCCGAAGAAAGTTTTGTCCAAATCATCACACCCCATGGAAAGATATGTAACACCTAAAGATTTCATACGTTCCTCGTAATCAGCCTTACGTGCTTCCACATCATCGGAGTATAACACGTCCTTACTTTCAACCGCATCCACCGAAAGCATACCTATCAAAGACTGCAACTCAAAAAGTTTCTCACGGGGGTCGTCCTTTATCCCACGCAATATTCTTGGGATATTGTCGGTCATAGTGGCGAATATGAATCTTTCCTTTACATTGTTGAGATAGTAACTGGGTCGGGAATCCACAGTTCCCGAATCCAGTTTAAATCTCTCACAGAAAGATTTCACACCCATAATCTCACCATGTTCACGATAGTAGTCCATGATAAACTTATGTTGCCGTATCTCAGCACCATCCAACCATTTTCGCTGGATAAGCGATAGTATCTTTTGGTCTTTGCGTTTCAAGCAAGCAACCATCAACTTTTCTCCCTCGGTCATTGTTACATTAATTTTCTTTTGTTCCTACTGGCAATAGTCTTTCTGAAATCACCACCTGTAACGCATACGGTAACAACCGCCTCACTCAACAGGGAAGCGACATCTTCCGAAAATACCTTCTTGACATATTTAGGTTCCGTATTGGATGTTATCCACAGGGGGCGTTTCATCTGAACACGGTAACGGACTACTGATTCAATCACCCGTTTTACAAAATCCGGTATCGGTAATGGTTCTCCTGATGAATCCACGTTCTTTCCGAACTCATCAATACCTAGAAATTGTACATCACGGAGAATCTTGGTCAAGTCCTGTTTCTGTTCGTCAGAATACCACGAGCTTGTATATTTGTCAACAAGTTCATCCATAGAGAACAACCTAACTGTGTAACCCTTTTCAATGAATCTCTTGAAAGCGCAATTAAGCAAATGTGATTTTCCTGTACCATTGCTTCCCCAAAGATACATTCCTAACCCGTCATTTACAAATTCGTCAGATTTCCGTATGTAGTTACGTACCATCTTCAATGCTTTTTCATCATTGGTATAATCGGCAAAGGTTTTATCATGCCAGCCGAGTTTTATCCCACAGTACAAATAATATTCGATTTCTTTCTGTGTCATAATATAACATTAAAACGAACCATCAGAAGTATCCATTTCACGCATATAATCCTTGCTGTCAGAATCAACTCTGGTAAGTTTGCGGAAAATATCGTCTTTACGGTAAGCCACGTTTGTAAGTGTGGGCACACCTCTTTTGGAATACTCGTCATAGTTCAAGGTTCCCTCTATAAGAATTGCGAAAACAGTAAACCTGTCATAAGCCTTGAGCATATTGTTTGTCTGGAAATACTCGACTTTACTCCGTATGATATATATTTCTCCTCCGGTGTACATTTCATACAAATAACTATGCAGGTCTGTAAAGTCATTCGGAGTAAATGCCTCCACACCTTTTTCGGCAATCAGTTTGTCAATCTGTTCACGTATGTACCTGCTTCGTGACTTGTCTTTTGCGGAACGGGATTTACCATACGCCCTTATGGCATCATCAAGTTTCTGTTTCGCTTCCTCAAACAAGCTGCTTTTAACTTCAAAAGTAAAGAATTTCCTTCCTCTGAACTCTCCAAGATATATTAGTTCGGGATTTACCGAATCAAAACTGATAAGACCCTCGTCCACCAAATCGTCAAGAGCCTTATCAATTTCATTGTTTTTCTTGGAATTGAACTCCGGAAAATAATCGTACAGGTCGGAAATGTTCTCCGAAAACACACCAAACTTTTCATCACTATCTTCCGGTTCAAAGGGAATTACCTTGGTAAGCATGGCAGCGTATAGCAAATATTTGAAAGGAACAAGACCAGTGATAGCCATGTTCTTTCGTAACTTGAATAGACTGTTCATTACTTTTCATCTAAATCCGCAACTTGTACTTTCAATTCCTCGGTGACAATGTTGTCCGCAATCTCAATAGTGGATTTCACGGATGCAAGAACATCCTCAGACGGATTAACTGGCAATGTTATACCCACGGTTATCTTTGCAGAATTATAATCACCCAGATTTTTTGTGAGTGACTTCTCATAATATACAGAAGCATCGCTTCTGATTTCGGGAACAGGTTTCTTAGAACTACTTCTAGTAGGCATATTTTCTCCTTTCGTTTTCAAAAAGTTCATGTATCTGAGCGACTTTCTCGGCAGGAGGTCTTTCACTGCCTTTGAAAGTTTCAATTATCTTTGCCGTTTCCTCGGCAAGAGTAACAGGATAATAACGGTATCCTTTTATTTTAAAAATACATGGAGGAATAGTACCTTCACGTTCATACCGTCTTACAGTGCCGGCACTCTTACCGATTATGTGGGCAAACCCCATAACGGTTACAGCTCTGACAACTATACCGTTAATTTTAAACGTTTTAATCTTTAACTTCTCCATCGAACCGATTTCTTAGTGAAGCGGAAAAAGCATAAGATGTTTTCATCCCGTAAACTTGGGAAAGGATATCCTCGGAAATTTCACCATTGAGTATGGCATCTTCAAGTACGGATTCACGGATAACCTCTACTTTCTCAATGCAATGTTTGAAACCGTTCTTTTTCAACACCTCAATAGCTTCCGGTAGCAAAGATTTTCCGCACCGAAGTGTTTCCTTTAGCACAATCTCCTTATCGGCATGTTCCAGTATGATATACTTGTTACCTTTTTCATCCTCACTACCGATTTCCATAACTGCATCCTCCAAAGGAACACGAAGAACTTTAAGTTCATTGGTTATGGCTTTCTCCTGTTCTTTCTTGTTTATAAACTCTAGTCCCTGTAGAACAAGTTGCTCATTACTAAGCAATGCAACTGATTTTTTTCTCTTAGGCATAAGTCTTGATAATTAAATATGAAACAAAAAAGAGCCGAAGGAATTAACCATCGGCTCTCAAACTAAATGGTAATCGGATTACTCTTCCAGTCTGCGAATCTTTGTGTGAACTTCGGGGTCAAGTTCGTCCTCGGAGCCATCATCGTATTTGACTTTCACAATACCTTTCTTGATAGAGGAAACCTTACCATTGAACCATCCTTTGGTTTCTTCGTCGTCCCAGTAAACGGCAACCAAGTCACCTTTTTCAAGGTCGTCTATTTCGACATCCTCTCCTTCCGGTTCAGCAGGTTTTTTCTTTGATTTTGCGGAAGTCTTACTTTTTTTAGAAGTAAGCAATTTGGCGATGCTTTCAGCCACATCATCAATGTTTGCTGCTTCATCATCTTCAAATTCAGTAAGAGCTTCATTCACTGCATCCGCATCAACATCATCTTCGTTTTCGGCAAGGGCGATGATTGCAGCAGCAGCCTTTTTCTTGTTTTTCTTACCACCGTCAAAATCTTCCAGAACATCCGCGATGTTGTCAATCAGTTCGTCACCACCATCTTCATCAGCAGGTTCTTCTTCCTCTTTGGCAGGTTTTGACTTACCTTTTTTTGGAGCAGGTTTTTCATCTTCGTCCTCTTCGTCAGAAGAATCACCACCATTTTCCTGTGCGTCAAGAATCAGTTTACGTAATTTCTTGTTGGTGTTCTTACCATCGAAATCATCCGGATTTACGTTAAAGTCGTTTTTCAGGATTTTGGTAAGTTCCTTAACGTCCATACCCATCAGTTCGTCTTCGGTATAGGTTTTTTCATCAGCAGGTTCTTCCTTGGAAGGCTTGGGTGAAGGTTTCTTAGGTGCATCATCCTCAGACTTTTTACCGCTGTCCGTTGTGTCAAAGTCACCTCCGATTACAGGCATGTACATTTTACCTTCGTGTTGGATACATTCAACTTCTACACCTGCTGCGAATTGTGCTACGATTGTAGCTACTGGTTTAATTTTTCCGAATACCATAATAATTATATTTTAAAAGATTAATAATGTTGCCTACCGTATTAGAGTAGACGTTTTGTTTAATTTTGTACTTCAAATATACGTTTTGTTTTTAAAATGTCCAAACGCCGGACAAAATGCTGACTTTATATCTTATCGGTAACAATAAGATGTTGAGGGCCATAGACAGTAAATAAGGAAGTGCCCGGAGTAATAGGGCATACGCCGAATGTTTCGGGGGAACCCTCGGTTTCGGCACGTACTTCTTCAAGACGGGCTAGGCATGTTTCATAATCACCTTCCACTTTGAACACATCCCCTACATTAAGGAACAGGACTTTCTTGTAGTCTTCCTTTGTGGAACTGTCAGTGAGTATAATTTTTTCACGCCGTATGCTTGCAGACTTTATCTTCATACACTTTATAAATTTATAGTTCAATATTTTCGCCACACCTTTATTTCTGGGGCATAGCATACAATAGTAGGAACCTACGCATAATAGGTTATGGTATGGAGAATCCATACAAATGGAGGACTTCCAACCATACCTATATCTACGCATCCGCACATTAGGGGAAAATAATTTCCCAATCGTCTGCAAATATGTCACTGATAGACGGAACCCATGAATCTGCACGTCCGGTATTCTCATTATAAATAAGGCACTGGCTTATATAATCAATGAATCCTTTTCCCTTTAGAATAAGGTCTTTTGCATCTTGGGGAAGAGATTGCATTTTAGGAATAACCTCATTTTCTATGTAGGCTGGTACTTGCTTGAACACCATCAGACCTTTACCGTTCCATCCTTTTCTACGAACAGCAAAGCCAGATTTCAGTGCCGGAATTATCATCTGGAATGGCAGACTAAATGGGTCTACAGGACGTTCATGGTAAGCCTCGGTGAAATATTCAATAGCTCTAAGATTATCGCGTACTGTTCCATATAAGTAATCCAGTAATCTGCTTTGGCGAGTATCAGGCTCTAGTTCTTCCAATTCAAGGTGAATAAGTTTGCACATGGAAGTTGCAGTACAAATCAAACTGCTGGTGCAAGCATTTAAAGAATCAAAAAACGAATCGGTTTCCTTTAAGTCTTTCAGATAGTTTTCCAGACGGGTAGCAGCCTCATTAGGAGAATGACCGTCCCATTCCCACGGAGTTTCAAATTCGGGAATATCAAATAAGTCCCAATATTTATCTTCATAATGGTTGGATACCTGACCAGTAGGAAGTTCTGCAATAACAATGAACCATCCTCCGCCGAAGCACAATTCCCCATCAGAATGACGATGTGACTTGCACACTGGAATACCTCTTCCGTTTCTATTAAGCTCATTGAAAAATGCCGCATTGTAAAGCATACGGTACTGGTATAATTCCTTGAATGTGTGATAACCGTCAGAAGCATTCTCGATAGTTCCCTCATGGTACAATTTCTCAAATAAGTCAGCAGGCATCCACCCCTCAAATCCATCTTCATATACGACACGATAACCATTAAGATTATCTTCATCTTCTGCCATTTCTTTATACTGAGATTGTTCCGCATGCTGATAGAACTCACCCATCGTCATAGGCTCAGCTTCAACTTCTTTTGTAATAATGTACTTTTTCATATAATTGTTATTTAAATTGGTGTACGTTTAGAAATAATCGGCTACCGCCCAAAATTTTCTACCTATCAAGTAATCGAGATTGGTACTTCTGCTTATAGCCTCACGTTCAAAACAAGTATTGGCCCGGACTTTTTCAAATGTGGTTGCTGAATCAAAATCATCCGAGATATCATTTGTCGTATTCCTTACTACCAAATTATGGTAAGAACGTATCATCTCAAGACCGTACAGTATTGTAGGAACAAACGGTACAAAACAAAGTAAATAAAAAGGATTGAACCATCCAAATGCTTCGGCAAGACAGCTAACAATTATTAGCGGAAGGCTTATCGTAACATGGATATCCCTTTGTTGAACCACATGAATCCTTTCATGGTTAATAAGAGTAAGCGAATTCTGAAAATCTCTTTTAACTCCGGACTTAACGAAAAAGAAAGGATAGAATGCCCAAGCATCATATCTCAGATATGGAACGACTATGGGAAAACCTCTTTTGGTACATCCCCACATGATATTAAGGAATGAGGAAAGCTTAGCCGCAATTTTATAGTCGAACTCGTTTCCCTTGTTATCAACATACGTAGTAAATTCCTCACCACGTTTACCTCTTCGCAACAACAAACGTCTTTCACGCCTGTTCGGTTTTATTGGTTTTTCCATATTCTAGTTTTTCAAAATGAGAGAAAAGAATAGATGTTCCGATTATAGAAACAACATATAAAAGAAGATAAAATGCACAGTCATAATTCCATGCCATAAGTGGGGGAGTACCCCAAAGAAGAATGAACATGACCATCTTGGTCAGTTCCTGCACAATTCTTAATACTATCATAAAACTACTACGATTTTAACAGGAACAAATATAAGTAATATATAATATATTGCCAAATGCCGGAAAAATTTCCAGCTACAAAACCGTATCTATGGTCTGAATACTACGAATACCCTTATACTCTGCGTTTATTTTGAAAAATTTCTGAGCATTGCTAAAAGTGGCATAAGTAAGAGGACAATTGTCCAACGGGTAAAACACCACAGGGTATTTCTTGTTTGGGTGAATACGTGTGGTTCTCCCTATGGCTTGTTCCGTGTCTTTCATGGGCAGATGTATAATAAGGGTATCAATACGGTCAATATCCAAACCCTCTTTCGCAAGTTGTGTCACTCCGAATATAAGCCGGCACTCATTTTGCAGGTACGCTTCCTCTTCGGGTGTGCGTTCCTTGGTTTCAGATACGATAAGCATCGGTTTATATGCCGCGAAAAATGTGGTAAGGGCTTTAAGAGTGTCCTTTCTTTTGGAGAGGAAAAGTATTGTTCTTCCTGCGTCAAGGCATTTCCTTATAAGGTTAATCATAAGTTTTCTTCTTCCTGAGTGGTCGTTCAGATACCCGTCAATAACAGGATAACTAAGGTCGGTAGCCTTTTTCATCACCCTGCGTAACTCCTGTTTCTCCACGTTTTTTGTGGGCCACATTTCAATAAGTTTTTTCAGCCGGTCGGTAGCCTTGAACTCGACAGCCCCCGTAGATTCATGGTATTTAAGACCGTTCTCATCCATGAAGCGGAAAAATCTTTCATGGGGAACTTTGCTGGAGAATATCTTGTCAATGGTAACACCTGTACGTATTGCATAAACATGTGGCTTTGGAAATTCATTAGCCATTATCAAGTGAAGCCCGAAATGGTATTTTAAAATACGGTGAACCCCATCGGCACGTCTGAAAGTCGCTGTAAGTGCGGTACGGTATTTGGCAGGTATCTCTTTAAGGATAGGAAGATAAGTTTCAGCACCGATTCTATGCGCTTCGTCCATAATAACATGACCGACATTCCTTACAAGCTCTTCGGGAAGAACCCGGCATGAGAACAAGTCCATGACAACTATGGTAAAATCCTTATCAACGGGAATCTCGGTATCCGAACTGTTTATTACAACACTGGAACAGGTAGTGGCTTCGGATATTCTCTGCTGCCACTGTTTGGCAAGATAATAAGTAGGAACCAGTACAAGTGTCTGTTTTCCCCGTTCAAGGGAAATCCATAATCCCATTATTGTATTATGTGTCACTGTTCCATCTTCCAAACAGTATCTATGATTACCATCCAACATAAAACCATAATAATCACCTTCTCCAATAGACTCTACGTTTATTGATGTTACATAAGGGTCTTTATTTATTACTCGTGGAGATGCCTTTTTTCGAGAAAGTTTGGTAGGAATTTGGTCTAAATTACCACTTATAAGCAACCTATAATATGTAACTCCCTTTATAAATTTCTCAGAAAGATGTGCACGGAAACCCAATGACCAACATAATGTCCGTATCTGTAAAATCAATGTCTTACGTTTTTGAGTAATTTCAAATCCTCCTTTAGTTAAACACCCATCAGTATCTAAAAGACCAGCTAATAATTGAAGTCTTTTACTCCGACTATTTATTAGATATATAGTAGGAATATGTTTATTATTTATAAGGTTTAAAGATTGAAACAAAACCAACAAATCATTAGTACCTCCATTTACCTTACGTACCAATCTAAAGATATTAGATTTATTCCTGATACCCTTAGAGAACTGTCTATGAATAGTAACATTAAGATTGAATTGTTCGGCAATATCTCGATAGTAGTGTACCAAAGCTCTGTCATTATAGTTACAAGTAAAAGAAACTTCTTTGGAAGTACCATCACCCAACCAAGCACCTAAAAGGTATGGGTCAAAAGGAACTTCTTTGTCCGAATACTCCACAGGAACAACATATCCATAGTAATATTTGGAATTAGTTTTATTAAGTGATAGGTAAGTAGTTAAAGGTAAATCTACCACTTTACCATAGTCTTTAGCATCCTTCTTACTTTTAAAACCTTGTCTAGCACCCCAAGGTCTATACTGTAAAGACAATATATGTGATTTATTTACTGTATAAGTAATACCTTTATTCTGAATTACTTTAAACATTTCCTCACGTCCACGTGCCAAAGACAGGACTTTTCTAGGAGTGGAATCATCACCCATTAGTTCATCTCCAACGACAATATCTTCCACATTTTTAACCGAACCATCATACATTAGTATCTTAGTACCCTTGCCATGACATTTTCCACTACCGCACTTACCTTCAAGAAGTATTCCTGTACTTTCATCAAGGTGACACCTGTTTTCATCCCAAAAAGTTTGCTGGTAATCACGTAATGAGAATTTGAAGTTTCCGGAAATGTCCCTTCCCTCATTACCGTACTTTCCAAGTTCCCCGAAATAATAACGGGGCAAAACATAATTTGAACCCTCACGTGATATATAACAGAGAGTCTTGGGTATGGTTGAATAGAATTTCTTATTACGTCCGAAACGTATCTTGTTCTGATATTCGGGATTGGGTAAGGTTAATGATTCAAGTACCTCGTCAACCGTACTACCCAAAGCTGCTATTTCGGCACTGCTTAAAATCAAGCTACTTCCAACTTCCATCTTCGCAATAAGTATTTAGAGTGAATAATTTCGTTTTTAATATTATATTATATATATAAATATAAAGGCTAGACCCATCACTGGGTCCAACCTTAGATAAAGACATAGAGAATTAGCATCAAATACCAATACAAAGATACAAAAGTTTTTGAAACAAACAAATGCCGGAAAAACCTATTTTATCTTTATAATAAAGTAAAGTGCCAGATACGGAGGCATTATATTAACTGCACCGCCATCACCTGTGGATGTGGTTTCGGAAGCCGCACTTCTGTTGTCGTTACCATCCGCTCCCGAACCATTTTCCGCAATTTGGGTTTTGGAATAAGTTCCAGATTTACCGTTAGCCTTGGTGAAATTGTAAGACCTGCCGACATCCTTGTTTGTTCCGGAATATACGTGGGTATGCGGTGGAAGCTGGCTCTCAGTAAGCGTAACGGATTCATTACCTCCGGTAGAACCCAAAGTGTAGGCAGTATTAGGACCCAACGGGAAACGTCCGTCCATAAGCGGAACTCCTGAAATCTGTGCGAAATTGATTGAATATGTGGAACCTCCGGTCATTGTTATCGTGAATCCCAGTTCCTTACAGTAGGCAGACCATGCCGCAAATTCGGTATTGGCTGTGGCAGAACCCAACATAAGTCTGTGACAGGGAACGAAGCCATAAGGAATGGAGTTCTTTATATCCTCGATAGTGACTTTTCCCAAGAGGGATTTGTTCCACATCATTATACTTCCCACGGTAACGGTATTTATAATAGCCGTTTCCAGAACCTGTATTCTGCCTAAAAGAGGATTAACCACGGATTTCACGTAGTCCTGTATGGTAGACCTGTTAGGTATGGCGTAAATGATTGTGGCATCCTTTGTGCAGTGTGCCAGAACGGCTACCAAATTATTAAGCGTGGACGGGTCTTTTACAACCACTATGCTCTCGTTCTTGTACACCAACTGGTCTGCGGAAGCCATAGAAGTACCGTCTGAAAATGATGCGCCGGCAATTTCATGGCTAAAGTCCGAAGTATACGTAACTGTTTCAGTATCAGCAGTTAAGCAAAGATAAACCCCACTCTCGCTAAACAATGAAACAGCCGATTTTGCCGGACTGAAAGCAAGACCTTTGGCTTCAAGATAAGTAAATGACGGTGTGATAGTCCAAGTATTATCCTCAACTTCCACTTTAAGTGAGAGGTCACTAACTACACCGATACGTTCATCTATCCGGTCAGCCTGATACCTCATGCTTTCAAACTGCCGGTTCAAATCAGATGTGGTTATAAGGTTTGGGGAGCCTCTGAAAACCGCACGGATAATTTTCTGCGTCTTATTGAACGCTCTTTCTATAATTGCACTCATACAAAATACGGATTTAGTAACGGATGAAAATAATAGCTGCTTGCCGTATTGGTTGTTATGTTTATGGTCTTGTTAGGACTGAAACCCAGCCATGACGGAAGCACCTTTTTTATTGTATTTACGATAACATCCTTATAGGAAGTACCGAAATATATGCTGTTTATTGTAGCCGAAAAAGTAACCGCCGGATTTATTATATCCGAGTTACCTATAAGGTAGAACTTCGGGTCTGTACTATCACCCACTATATGCCCTTGTATAAGGGAGTTAAGGAGCAATACCTGTGGGTCCGCATAAAAGGAATTGAAGTTTACCGATACTGTTCCCAGTGTCATTACACTAAGGAACAATTCAACGCCTTTTTTACTTCCCCTAGTACCAAGAATAATATCCGCATTGAGAAGAAACTGCTGTATAATAGGTAATGGAAACTCCATAGGTATGAAATCCACACCATAGTCACCCAGACGTTTAAGCAGCCAGTTCTTATCAAGAAGCAGTGCCGGATTATATGCACGTAATGAAGTGAATATGATATCCGACTTCACTTCATTAACCCCGTCCATTACAGAGATGAACTTTTTCGTATTGGGATGTGCAAGCACCTGTTCCGGTATGTTACTTTTAAACGACATTTAATCTTACCTCCACTTTAGATGTGTCAATTGTACTGAAAATCTCCAACTCTCCTAGGACAACTTCGGGAATTATTGATTCCGTACTTCCCGAAAGTTTCTTGAACGTACAGTTCTGAACCCCTGCAACAGAGGAACGGATAAGGATATCCAGACCTGATTTTGTTATTCCTACCCCGTATTCCGCACGCACCAAAGGATTGGTGACATCGCTTATCACCTGCAAGATACCGCTACGTATGGAAGCCATATCATAGCCGGGAGCGACAACAGCGTCCACTATGAATTTTGTAGCACCCAGTGCCATAAGAAGATTCACATACTGGTTGTTTGCATGGTTAGCCTCATAACCGCCCATAACATAGGGAACAAATTCCGTATTCAGCGTGGAAAGCTCGGAAGAATTAAGTTCTGCATTACCCGAAGTAGGAATAACCATGTAGCTTACCTGTCTACCCATTACCTTTACCTTGGACTTATGTACAAACGGGAAATTGTTGAGTGTCTTTTCGGCAATTTCCTCATTGATAACAGCCCGTTTTGTGGCAAAATAAGTGGGAGCCTTTTCACGTATGGCAGCGAATGTATCCGCGTCAGTACCTCCAGTGGAAGCCGTAAGCATGGTTACGGAAGTTGCGCTGCGTGATGCAAGGGAATCCAGTACGGAAGCGTTCTGAACAGAAAGATTACCATCAGCACCGCTTGATTTCCGGTATTCAACATGAATAGCCTTTCCTATGGGGGGTTTTATTCCGTAAGTACCATCACCAAAGAATATTCCTACTGAACCATCTTCTTCCGGAATAACTAGGTAATGCGTGCTTTCGGGAGAAGAGAATCCGAAGTTATTCACCCGTGTATAGGTTACATTGTCTATAACCACGGAAATACTGTTTATATCAATGTTCTCCTTTCTTACCAGTACCGAATACCCACTGAACATGAAATCTTCCGCATAAAGTGTTCCCTCATGCAGAGTAATCTGTTTGGTGGTGCTTGCAGCATTGACAGGCAGCGAAAATTCTTCCCAGTTGGTGAATTTTTTGTCACCCACACTTACAAGCAAATCGCCCCTATGGTAAGTAGCGGCTGGTCCTGCAACAAACTGCACGTTAAAACTTGCCGAAGCACTTTTGCAAGTGATAGCCTGATAACCCATAGAGGATGCCTTGGAAAATGCGTTACTGTACGAGCGCATTTTTCTTAATATGCTTTCATTGGCAAAAGCGTTGAGATACCAAAAATCCTTTTCCGAAAAAATGGCGAACAGCTCCACTAGAAATTCCCCGAAATCGGATTCACTGCGGTCAGTCCATTCTGGGAAAAGGGAATCAGCCAGTGAGTGGGCTTTTTGCACCATCTGTGACATGGTGGCGTTTGAAAGCAAATCCTCTTCCGGAATTATGAGTAACTTGGAATAGTTCTGCAATTTCTGTAAACGTGCCACATCAAGACTGGCGAAGTATTTTAAAAGTTCTTCCTTTGTCTGAGCCATAGTAAAGTTTTTAATTTGTTTCAATCATGCACCTGAATGAAGTACGGCATATATGCCAGCCGGTTATACGAAAGTTACATCATCAATCTTATTTTGTTTATCATCCGTGGAAGTATATTCTATCTTCAAATGATATTCAGTCCTGTCATTGGCAAAATACCCTACATCAATGGTCTTTATGGAAACGCCGGGAACATATTTCTTGATTCCCTTCTGCAAGTTACCTATTATCAGTGTTCTGTTCATTACGAAAAAGGAAGCCGGTTTCTGTAGGAAGTTGACAAACTTGGCTCCGAAGTCGGAAGCATAAATACGGAACGTATCGAACACACAATAAAACCAAATCCCGTCCTTATGTTTCTCCACTCCGGAAGTAAGATTGAACTTGCCGTCAACCAACAGAAACCTGCTTTGTAATCCCTTTAACATAACCATTTATAGATAGTGACAAATCCACCGTTAGTAACTTTATCCTTGTTGGCTTCACGGATTTTATCAAATTCCTCGTCAGTGAATTTCTGTATTTCCAGAGTTACTTCCTCATTAAACAGAATCTCAGTAAGTTCATTGATTTTATTCATTGCCGTGCGGTTGAGTGAATCAAAATGTTTCTTTTCCTCTTCCGTAGCATCATTTTGCTGCACTTTTTCACTCAACGTCTTGTATTCATCGGTACGGAAACCTTTGACAATAGCCTGTTGGGCTTTTTCGGCAGCGTCTTGTTCCTTGCATACACTAAGGGTGTTCTTCAATAATTTCATTGCCCCTTCTGAGGACAGACTACCATAATGTAACTCTTTTAAGGTTGTAGCCAACTGGATAGTTTCTCCTTTTGTAAGTGTCAAACCTTTTTCTTTCTTAGTTTCAGCCATAATCAGTATTTAATTTAAAGATTCATTGTACTAAAGTCAATAGTGCTGACTTTTTCTCTCAAATCAGCCAAGAAGTTATTGGCAACGCTTATAAGATTGGGCCAGTCCTCCGGAGAACCGCCTTCAAAGTTTATACTCATTTGCCCATCTCTGAAAGAACTGAAATTGGCAAGATGTGTTCCGTCACTTTTCTTGGTGATATTACCACTCTCAAATGAGTTGAGGGTATTTCCCGAAATACTGGCGTTACCCATACACTCATAGGTAATATCACTACCTGATACTCCGATAGTCGCCTGTTGTAATGAATTGAATTTGATTTCCATAATTTTTAGTTTAAAATGTGCCTATATAACTCCACAAATATAATAAATTAAATCTGTAGTCACCAAATTATTACCTATCTTTGTTCCAACGCCCACGGTAAGATAAACAAATGGAGTAAAATCAAGCCAGTGAAATCCTCAGTACCCGGAGAGATAGGAGATGCGGAACGCCATGCCGTAGCGTATGGTCTTAGTTTTGTAGAGGGTGGAAATCACGATTACGGAATATTCTCATATACACCACCTGCAAACGGAGATTGGTTCCGAGCATTGGATTTTAATGGCTACGACCATAACATGACTACAGGCTTAGGGCTTAAAAACTATGATATGAAGCGTGATATCTTTAATGACAAATCAGACCTCCTTATATATCTCGAAGATGCGGTAGAGAAAATAACTTGTTATGATTTGAGGGATACACTTCTCAATGGATATAATCTGAGATGCTTTATAACCGCTTCTGGAGGTTCTGGAAAATATTATGTTGTCACTATTCCCGTAGACAAGCAATCTTTGAGTTCCAGAGTTCCTTTTTTGGCACTTACTACAAATTTGGGTGCTGGTACTTATAATGTAGTGTTGGATATTGAAAGAAATGGTACTTTCAAGGGATTTTTCCCACAAGGAAAAGAAAGGGGGAAATTGGTGATAACCTCAGACCACGGAATAACCATATCCATGTGGCCGAATGTATCTTTTACAGATAATGGTTCTAATTATGCCATGTCGGAATATTATGGCGGAGTAGGTTCTAGGATTCTTAACTTGAACAATCAGAATCTCCTGTGGGCTACACTTAATCTTAATAATGGCAGTAAATACACCATTAGCAATGATAATGTGTTTGTCCAATTTCGATGGCCGGGAACAAACAGACAGTATTATGCCTATGTTCCACTAAAAAGAGGTGTGAATCTTACAAATTGGAGCATAAATGCTGGAGGAAGTAGTACCATGAACTATGGCTGTGACAGGTCACAGATACCTAAAATGACAAATGCTAGTGAAGATGTTCTGTTAGTCACTACTAATATTGTCTACAAGCATACCGATGGCTATTACTATAATATAACTGACTATGTTATTCTTAGAATGAAAAAAGATAGTGGTCCAGACCCAGAATATGTTACTACATAATAGTAAGCCCACTTATTAGGTGGGCTACTTTTTAATATATAACTACTTGATAATCTATGTACCATTGATTTACATTTCCATAAGATGGGGGGCTTCCTGCATCTACTGTATCCGTACGGGTGAAAGACTTTGGTATATTGGCGCATGATGGCATGGAAATGTTTCCAGACCATGTACCTGTGTAGGAACCATCTTTAGCTCTCCATCTGTACCGTGCATAAGGTCTTCCTGTAGAAGCCACATAGTCGTTGGAAGTATTGTTGGTAACACTAAGCCGGCATTGTGCGGAAGTACCTCCTACAAGAGTACCTGTAACAGCAAATCCGGAAGCATTGGCTGTAGTTTCTCCGATATAGATATATAGGCTCTGTGTAACCACTATGGGTTTTCTTACAAGTCCGTCCGAAGAACTAGGAATCATGCAAAGAACGTTTCCCTTATAATCACAGAAATACCCTTTAAGGTAAACAAATGTATCTCCAAAAACTATCAGACCGTTTCTCAATAATTCCAAGGAAACCCTTCCTGTAGCGGCAATATCACTTACAGTGAATGTTCCGGAATCCACAAGAACGTTGTTTTTATTATAGACTTCTACCTTTATTTTCATGTTAGCCCATGTAAACCCACCTAAGATGCTTCCCCAGTTATACCTAGGGTCTGCCCAGTAAGGAGTTATTGTAAGCGTCCATCTTATGGCAGTAGAACTTACAGGATTAAGTAATAGTTCATTATCTATTGTAGGAGGCTTGGCGTTATGGTCGTAGCCGTCAAAGTCTAATGCTCTGTACCATGTTTTCGGAACATCATACACTATGGTCTTGTTTACAGAATCATAGATAAGACCCGGAAGATTGGCATTGTTGAAATCCGGAGTATTGGCTTCTTTGGGTTTTATGTAGCTCCATTTGTTTATATTACCGTGGGCGTTGGAACAAAGATAGCCAAGGTCGTAGCTGCCTACTCCGAGTACAGGAGCAATATCGGCATCAATGCCTACGGGTGCAGTAATTTTTCCGTTAGAGTGAGCCATTGTTACCTCCTTTCTCCAAAGCGGTTATATGACCCAGAACCAAGACAGTCTTGTCTTTTATATCAATAGAAGTGAAACGGGTGTCACCTGTTATAATGACAGCCCCGTTCACATCATAGTCAGAGGGAATGTGCCTACAGGCAATTAGACCCCCCCCTGCTGCCGAGCAGCAGAGATTACCTTTGATTAAGATATCCACTTTTTTCATAACTTATTGTTTTATTGGTCGGGAGCCACCATAAATATGGAGCTACCTATATAACTTGCACTATTAAGACTTATCCACAATTTGGCATTCTTAGCCTGAACCAATTGGGATGAAACCGATACTGTCACTTCCATTTTCTTGGTAGTGCCGGCAGGAACATCAAAATCGGCTATCTTGCCAGTCTGTTCTCCGAGTATCAACGAATCGTTGAAATTCTTGTTTACAAAACGCGTCCACCAAGCATTGTTCTTGAAAGTCATTGTGCTTGAAGAACGGTTTGTCACTCTCAGAGTAACCGTGGTATTTCCAGCCGTTGACGGAAGAAGTCCGGCAAGTACGGTAATGCTGACATAAGAAGCGATAATCTCGATTGACTTGCTTGACAATAAAGGTATGGAATAGCAATTATTGGCTACATCGGCAGCATCCTGTTCAAGAATCGCCGTACAGAGGAAAGGATAAACATCCCAAGTTCCCGTAGGCATACCGTAAGTTATCATTTCCGCCATAGCGTAACCGCTTCCTATCGTACTTTTTGCGGTAACTCTTCTAGTCTGGTTTCCACTACGTTGTTTCACGTATATTCCGAAATAACAGTCCTTCACGGTTGAAATATCCCCTATGTTAAGTTCATCCAACAACTGGGAACCTTCCGAGGGCATCATAATGGTACATGAAGCCGTAAAAGAGCTGCTCGTAAATTGGTTTGTAGCCTGAGAGGGAACAAGGAAATTGCCGATTGGTGCTCTGGCGTTATGGTTATACCCGTCAAAGTCCAAGGCACGGTAAGGAGATGAATCCCCACCCAGAGGGGGCATATATTCCCATCCGTTCATACCTCCGTTGGCATAGTTTACGGCATCCGTATAACTTGATATCTTTTTTGGAGATATTCCGCAGTTACCGTCAAAAGCCTGCCACCATTTTTCGTTTGCACCCGGTGCAAGACTGCTGTACCGTACAGGTTTGTATCTAGCCCAAGGATTTATTTTTCCGTGAGTATTGGAGCACAAATACCCCAAATCATAACTACCGACACCTAGAACGGGAGCAATATCCGCGTCTATTCCCACTGGGGCGGTTATTTTTCCATTTGAATGTGACATAATCTATTCTTTATTACTGTTCCAGTTACTTGATTCCAACAAATCCGAAAATTCTTTGGAATTACTTTCATAGACAGGATATGGAAAATCTATTTCGGAATCCTCGGAAAGTGCCATAGGAAGCCGTTCTACAACTTTCTCATAATGTATCATTATCGTTTTCCCGTCAATGGAATGCCTCATTTCGGCTATCTCTTCGGGAGAAAATAATTCTGCCAAATCATTTTTCGGTATTACTGTAAATTCCATATTAGTTTACTTTTAAGGGAAAAACATAAGGAAACACCCCGTTTTGAGAGTTCCCGTTTATCATATTGGCAATAACCCAGTTTATAACTTCCTGTTCGGTGAATCCATCGGTTTCCTTTGTTGGAACAGCATCAAATCCTATGGAGTTATAGAAAGCTAGTGTTCCAAAATAACCTAAATTATTATATAACGAAAAGAAAGACGGTGTACCTGTCTTTTCACTGTCAGCACTACCATTTACTATTGTTATAACTGCTTTCTTTTCAAGAAGATTATCCGCAATAATAGTTTCATTTAATACTCCATCAATATATGTGCTTCCGTCAACGTTTCTAGCATTATAAGCTATTGAGTTCGATTCGGCAAAAATTGAAAAATAACTAGAGGTTACTTTATCATACCCAACTTTTCTTTGGTCATATAGTTGCTGACCTAACCTGAAATTATTACAAGTATAGAACAGCATCTTAACTCCCTGTGACAAATTCTGCACCTGCCCATAATCATCCACTCCATCCGTTACTAGGGCATTTGGGTATTTAGGAATAAACTCTATTGTTACATCCATATCTCCGGCATCTCCTGTAACTCCTATAGCATTATATAGTGATTCAGTACCTTCGGGATAAGACAGAGTAACCTCATGTTCTCCATTGTCAAATGTGTAGAATCCCCCCATTCTGTTAACTAAGCTAACCTGTCTACCATCTTGTAGCCCTGTAACTTTAAATTTATGAGTAGGCGTAGAATTTGACGGTACTATATTTACCATATTATTAGTAGTGGATAGCTTGCTAGTAATATGTATAATCCTATTGTCTGTTACCGTCACAACAGCCCTATCCGGAAGAATATTCGTACTGGATATATCATATCCTCCCACACCACTCATAGCCGCGAACAGGAAATTATTCAATTTCAATGGTCTGTTGTTCCCACTGAAATCCTGTAGATAAGGATTGGATTTCAATATCTCGTTGGTAGGTACGGATTGTCTTGTAGGAATTTCCTCTACCACAATATTGCAGTCCACATCATTCACATTATCGCCCGCCAAATAAAATCCGGGGTATGTTGTATTTGTAGAACTGCTATTAGTATATGATTTAATATCGTATTCTCCATCCTGTGTTATCTGAATACTATCATATCCTAATCTACCTTTTATAGTGAATCCCTCCGGAAGTCCGGTAACTTTTATTCTGTAAGAATCAACAGTCTGCAATGGCAAGCATATTATTTGCCAAAAACTAGTATTGGCATTATTTGTTGGTGTATGGGTGATAGAACATCTGTTCACAGTCTTATCATAAGTTATCTTTCCTCCTAAGTTCACAAAAGGATTTGCATAAGTAACGCCGGGAATATAAACATCCACAGGTTTAGCCATATCATACCAAAACACCAAATGCTCCCTTACCCATTTATCTATGGACGGTTTTGGGGGCATCACACCCCCGAAAACCCTTCTTATACCTAGAAGCCCGAAATTAATTATTCCTTTCATAAAGTGCAATTATATCAGAATCAGTTCCTCTTGCGGTAATATATCCGGTAGCGATAACATTACCTGTAACTTCTACATTTCCTTCAATCAATACATTCCCCTCAATGACAATATTTCCGGTAATCTTACCGTCTAGGGGAATCCACTTGTATTCCTTAACCACTTCCTTTTTGGGAAATTCCACATGGAATACTTTCGCCAGCCAAATAATAAATCTCTTCATAAGCAATAATTTTATTTGTTCCAAATATAACAATACTATCCGAAAAAAAGAAAATGATTCCCATTTATGCACACAGGAATTTTTCAAGTTCGGAAATTCTCTTGTTAAGTCTAACCACTTCTTTCCTTAATCTTGTAACCTCATCATCAACTTCCTGCAAACCTTTCCATACTACAGGAATTAATCTTTCATAAGTAACCGTATAATAATCGTGGAATACATCTCTTACCCATTGTTTAAATCCCCCTGCTATAAGGTCTTGTGCTATCAAACCAAACTGGTCATAATCATTATTATATACCTCCGAGTTAGCTTTGGCAACATCATTCCAATGATATTTCACAGACCTAAACTTATTTATAATGTCCATAGCATTGTAATTCTGAATGTCTTTCTTTAGTCTGATGTCAGAACCACTAGCCTTGGCTGTTATTTCCGCCTTAGAGTGTATTCCACCAGCAGGAGATATTTCAACCACATTTTGATTGGCCGTAGCAGTGCCAGTATCAAACGTGAACCAGCTAGTCGCATTCATACCGAACTGACCTCTGAAAGTTCCTCCACCATTATAAAAGGCTATGGAGCTTCCTCCAGAACCACTAGTTCTTACTAACTGAATAGTATCATAGGTGTCAGTCTGAATACGTAATCTTTTAGAATTATAATTACGTATATAACTACTATCAGTCATATACCATCCACCTCCATAGTTTTCATGATACCATCCTGTATTTCCCGTACTTCTGAACCAATCGGAGCATCTTATAGAATTAGGCAGGAGCAAGGTAACATTACCTGACCCGTTCACCTTCACTCCTGAACTTGCTCTGTAGGAATCATGGCTGTTCGTATAGAACGTTCTTGTCGTTCCCCAATATGATGTGGTGATATTGGCTGTTCCATCAAAAGTAGTGCCGTTGATAGTACGTGCTGTGGTTAGTTTGTCCGCATACCCTGCACGACTTGTAGTAGGTCTGCTAACATTGGTGTTATAAGAATTGGCTACGGTACTGGAAGTATATGTAGTATTGGCAAACTGTCCTGCTGTCATACTGCCACCATTATTAGTTGCTGTATATTCAAAACTTATATTAGTCCGATCACTAGGTTGCCTTACCTGTACTTCCCAACTATTATTAGCATATCTGACTATTCTAATCAAATCCCAACCACAATAAATAGGAAGATATAAAGTGCTTTGATTTAACATCGAGTTTGCAGTACCACCATAAGCATACATTATTGCTTCAAATGGTATATCCACTACTTGTGCCTGATTGTGATTGCCTGTTGTAAAGTAAATTGTGCCTTTGACTTTACAAGCCTGATATTGTCCTCCACCTGTATTAACATAGGTTACTATCTTCTTCCAGTTCTTATCTTGACCACCTCCCCATCTATCAAGTCTATATTTAGTTGAAGAAGTCCATCCCATATTAAATGATGTCTGATGATAACCGTCTAGTAAATCTGCATTTAAATTATTAACAAGCGTATTGCTTGAAACTATCAAAGGTGATACCCCTGTGGCAACAGTTGACATGAATCTAGGTGCTATTACATCATTTGGAGTGACACGTAAAACTAGTTTGTTGTTATGGTCTACGACACCAAATCCTGCACTATTCGTACTGCCGCCTCTAAGGTTTCCTATATACCAGTATGTGTCATACCAGTTGAACCTTAACCCGTTTCTTATAGAAGTAAACCCACCATCATCGTTCCTGATAACTCCGTTATCCTTGTAGATATTGGTAATATCACAATTTTCCACTCCCTTGAATACGATTGAGCCGGAAGAAGATGCGGAAGTAAGTGTTCCAGTCATAGTATCGCCAGCCTTTTTCACCCATCTACCGTCCAATACGGAAGTAGGGATATGACTTGCGTCTATGATTTTACTTGAATCAGCCTTTTTCAATTCAGCCCACATCTGATTTACGTTGAAAGAATCAATGGTTCCGTTCACCCATTTTTTTGACGCAGCGTCGTATTTCAATGCCTGTCCGTTTACAGGGTCCGTTATTTCCACGTCATTAAGGCTATCAAGAGTTCCGGTCTGTGCTCCGGACATGGACACTCCTTTAGCGGACAGCCAATCAGTAGAATAAAATCCCACAGGAGTTGTACCGTCTTTTTTAATCACGTACACGGCATTGTTCGCTGCATCCCATTTCAGATAGGCATCTCCAATCTGCAATGATTCGGAAGCCGAAAGGAGTTTAGCCGTAACATTTTGTGAAAACACACCATTTACAGAATACACATTACTCCATCTGTTAGCGGTTCCTCCCAAAGCAGAATTTGCGTTTGTACTTGGAAGAACGCTTGAAGTTTTCATGGTTGCGGAAAAAGTTTTCGCCCCACTTACAGTTTGAGCTGTATCAATAGTTACATATTTCCCGTCAGCTTCGGTTTTAGTATATGCATCCGTAATACCATAGCCGGCAAGAGTAGTAGGTTTCCCAGTGGTTATCTTAGACCAGTCAAGGTTAGGTATATCCGTAGCGGAAAGGTTTGTTCCCGAAGTAACTCTTCCGTAAGCATCTACCATAACCTTGGTGTACGTACCTGCAACAACTCCCGAAGTACCCAGTGATAAGGTTACATCGGAAGTAAGAGCACCACCGCCGGACAAACCAGTTCCGGCAATGACTTTCCGTGAGGATGTTACGTATCTGCTATCAGCAGCACTTTGTGTAAGATACTTATTAGCTGTAAGGTATGAATATAGCTGGCTCTCATTAAGACCAGCATCTCCCGCTCTCCAATAAGTTCCGTCAAATACCAGTGCCTTTCCGGCAGCAGCACCTTCAACACCGTCCTCAGTGTCATTAGCCAAAACGTCAGCCAGTTGGTACAATGTGGAAGCCCCTCCTGTACCACCGCTTCCCTTTGACACTCCTTTAGCGGACAACCATCGGGTAGTATATGCAGCACCTTCAATTACAAGTGCGTCATTACCTTCATCCCAGTATAATCTTCTTCCTGCAATACGTATTCCCTTACGGAAGTCCTTTTCACCGAAAACTTCTTGGTCGCCCTTTATTGTGACGTAGTTATCCGAAAGGTATTTTTTCAACAAATCATCAAGAGTTACGGTAACATCACCACCGCCACCACCTTCACCGCCGGAAGAGAATCCCCATCGCTGGAGAAGTTTTTCCGTATATACGGCTATGTTGGTTGACAGCATATCTGTAACTTCGTCAATGACCGTATCATTAGACCTGCTTGAATCGGTATCGGAAGCACGCTTTAAAAAGGTGTTCTTGAAATCCTCTGCAAGTTCCTTCTGGTAATCTTCATATAACAGTGCAACAGTTTCCATTATTTGTTTATCTCTAAGCGTTCTTGTTTAAGTTCCTCCAGCTTCACTTTCGTTTCCTGTATTTTCTGTATGGTATCCGGGAAGAACATCTGCGGACCCATCATCGTATTGGTCTTTGCCTGTAACAGATGCTCAAGGAGATTATCAAACAGGTTCATAACCTTGAGCATCAAATCGAAATCGGAAGATTTTGCACCTTTGACGGGATAGAATCCTATAATAAGAGGACGGGAAAACGAATCCCGTTCATAAGAAACTAGGGCAATGAAATTGTCCTTGTTCTCCAACAGCCATTTCTGTGTAGGTACGGAAGTGGACGTACCCACATTAATCATGGGTGCATACATTTCCTCACCTGTACGGGCTTTTACCTGTATCCTATCCCCGTCACTTTTTCCTGTAAGTCTGTAAAATTCAATCATCGTATAAATTCTAATTCGGTACTGGTTCCACTGGAATCCCACACATGGCGCAAGGCTCTTAAGAAATAACGGTCGGTATGGTTTGTTGTATCATACCTCAGTATTCCACGTATCGGATAAGACCTTTGGGAGTGTATATCCAAATCCTGATTGACTGTCGCCTCCACAGTTATTCCGAAGAAAGCACGGTCAAAAACAGCAGTTTCCGCATCCACGATTTTGGTCTGCTTGTAATAGTAACGTGCGTATTCGGGGGATTCCTGTTTAATAGGAACACCACTGCTCCACTTCATATCGGTAACGCCTGAATTTTGTATCTTTTCAGCCAGTTCGGGGTCGGTCCTGTTTATGTAGTCAACCTTGGCTTCGTCAAGTTCATACATGTAGATAACCTTCCTACCGTTTTCCTCACCGATTTCACTTACCTGCATTTTAACGTCACCAGTTTCCAAATCCACATCATAGGATGAACGAACCACCGCATTGGCTTGGTCTATATCCTCAGTAACGGAAACACCTCTCATTATACGTGGACGGTTCCATCTTGTATCGGAAAATCTCTGCGTTTCGGAAGCGTTTATGCTTTCAATTTTCAGTTTGTCGCCCTGTAAAGGGTAAACAAATGAAATCTCGTCATTGATTGTGTTTGCAGCCCTGTTTATATCCACGAAATAGAAATACTCCGTACCGTCACGAACCTCCGTCCATATTGAGCATCCATAGGACTTTGCCAAAGATAGCAAGAATTTCCAATCGGAGAGGTTTTTTTGGTATCTAATATGCGTAGAGGTGAATGTTTCCCCTGCGTTTGAAGAGGGCAGCGATATTTCGCCCACTACCATACCACACTCTTCCACTATTCCGCGTATAAGGTTTTCCAACGTTATGGTTGTTCTTCCTTTGGCAAAAGGACGTTTGCTATTAGGGTCGGGATAAGTGAAATTATTGTAGGTGTCCTTTCCCATCTGGTTAAACGAGTACCCCATACATTCTACCCGGAAACGTATTTTACCGTTATCCGGACAATCAAGGTATATACGTGTGACAGTGCCGGAGAAAACTTTCCGCACTCCTTTACCGTCACCGTCATAGTAACCTCCGAAAAGAACCACCCACATTCCTAGAAACATCCGGTAAATAAGAACATCTGCGTGTTTGTCAACCGTGAATGTAAGTTTGTTAATCAAATCCGCGGTTTCCTCATATACCACAGGATATGCGACACATTCCTCTATATCCATATAGGAAGCGAATTTATCGGCATTGTATCTCAATCCCTTGGAAGAGAACTTGTCATTACCTTGCGGACGGCTGTCACGTGGGTAAAGACGAATCTTAAACTGAGGTTGTATCGGTTGGAACATTGCTGTATTTTGTTGTTAGAATATCACTATCTCTTATTATCACTCTGGGAAGCCGGATAATATCACCCGTTTTCCAATCATCGGGCATACGTGGTGGGTTGTTATCCGCGATATACGTCCACATGTATTCAAGACCGTCACCGAAAATCCTTGCGGCTATGGTATATAGGTTTTCATGAGCCTTTATTACATAGTCGTACCATTCGTATGTTATGCTTTTGTCCTTTACAGGATAATGCAAAACCTTGCCCCCCAAAAACTGGGAAACAAGGTTTTTAGTATTATAAAAATTAGGGCTTATCATTTTTCGGGTATCATTATATGGGTTAAACTCTGGTATTCAAACACTCCGATTTCTATATCCACTGTCGCCCTTATGGGCGTAAGGTCCGAATCAAACAATGTATAGTTTACAGGAGCACTTTTTAAAACTCCCTCCAGATAAATCGGACCCAGTGCGAATACAAGTGTCGCCGGTGGTCTGAACTGATTCATAGAAACAACTCCTCCTTGTGCGAATTTGGGCGTTTCCTCATTATCCACTGGTGCAGGGTAAAGAAAGGACTGTAACAGTTCCACTTTGTCAAGCACCCCTCTTTCATGCGCACGGGTACGGGAATACGCTCCCGAACTTGTCCACTGGAAAGCATTCTTGTTGGTACTCGTCTTGTCAATCTGGTCGGCAAGCACATCCGGACGGAAAGAAGCTATGTGACTTTGCGGAGTATCATCCAAGAATAATTGGAAACTGATTATCCGTTCACCCCCGTTACTCCAGTTATAATCATTATACGGTAATCCGGCATAAGGACGAACCTCGTATGCGGTAGCCTTGTTGTCGGATATGGTCTGTGGGTTGAACTGGAAGAAATAACCTTTTTCCCAAAGACTTTTTTTCAAATCCTCGGAACTGATTATTATTCCACGTGTAAGCGTGTAACCTCTGTGGTTTCTTCCGGCATCACCCGAAAAAGCGTTTGACGTTCCACTACGGAAAAGTGAGTAGAACGGTCTGAACATCGTAGATGAAATTATTTCCGGCATTATACACCTCCTCTTATTCTGTTATCACGTTGAATGTCATCAAGAATACGCCTTACTTCCTGTGCAAGTCGTCTTTCATCAATATTCTCCCCTTTCTGGACAATAATTTGCACAGCACCATTTCCCAGCACCACACTTTGATTCTCGGTGGTATTCTGAGATACGGAGGGAGTTCCCGAAATAATCGGATTGGCAGTTGGTACGGAATCTGTAGGAGCTGCATTATTTCCACCCCAAGTATAATCACCAAAACCGTGTTCACTGGCTAAATCACGGGCGGCTCCGGCAATATTCCTGTTAGTATCACGTAACAAGTTACCCACATTTCTGCTGCTGAGAAAATCTACAGTACCGATAAAAGGATTAAGTGTTCCGGCTGCAAATTTTATCATAGGCATGATGAACTTCTTTATCTTGTCAATCGGACCCACGATGTTTTCCCTCAACCATCTTACGACAGTATTATCCTTGAATGCGTTCCACATTCCCTTTATATCCGGAACAAGACTTTTAACCGCCTCGGAAATTGGATTTATTACGTAATTCACAAAACCGTCCTTCAATCCTTGCCAGCCGATTCTCACTTGTGTGAACAACCATACAAAGGAGTTCCATACAATCTGTATTGATTCCTTTATACTGGAGAAAATGCGGTCTATGAAGTTTCTGAACTTCTCGCATTTTACGTACAAAACGGTAAATGCAGATACAGCCAACAATATCCAGCCTACAGGATTGGTAGCGTTTAAGGCGGTCCATACGGCTGTTATTATAGATGGGAGATTTCTCAGTATTGAAACAACAAAGAGAAGAGAACGTCCTATTCCACTGGCAAATTTTCCCGTAGCGGTAATTTTCATTATGCTGAACAACGTATCAAGTGCAGCCTTGAATCCTGTCTGCGTAAGAATACGGGAGATAAGTTTCAGTCTGCTCCAGAATGTTGTAAGGTATTTGCCCAGTGTCAATGTGACACCACGTTTTCCACCAAATAACGGAATCGCCATCAGTGCAGCACTAAAAGCCTTTGCGGAAGCGATTGCCGCACTACTTATGACAAATACGCTCTTCAAAGCCTGATATGCGATAAGCAGCTTAAGGACTGTCTTTATTTCATCCTTGTATGTCTTGAAGAATGAAACGACACGCAATTTCCAGAACTCCAGAACAACCACAAGCGTCCTCATTCTTTCAACAAAGGTTTCACTCGTACCGAAAATAAAATTTACCGCCTGTTTAGCCTGCCTGCCCAACCACACCATTATGTGACCGATTTGGCGGACGACCCAACCGAGAACTATGCCCACACCTTTTCCGTATTGTACGATACTTTGGTAATTTCGTGCGAAAGCATCAGCCACGGATTTAAGTGCACCCACTGTCTGACCGTAAAGGCTGTTAGGGTCATTCGGTTTTCCCACAATACCAGTAAGGAAGCCTTTCATATTGGCATTCAACCTTTTCATTTGGTCCTGTATTGTGAGAAAGTCGTTTTTGATTAACTCCTGTAATCCTTTATGTTGTTTCACGAAATTAAGTACCGCTTGTTGCCGTTGTATGGTATTGGCACGGTATTTTTCAAAATACCTTGTTGACCTTTGTGTCATTAGCCCCATATCGACTAGAGCCTGCATGTTTCCTTGTATTCCCTGTGATATGGCATTTGCGAACTGTGCATAGGATTTTCCCGTAGCATGTGCCGCCTTGTTTATGAACTCGAAGTTCTCACCTACTTTCACGCCCACAGCCATAAGGGAGTTCATTCCACGTAACTGGTCGTCCACAGAGAAAAAGGATTGTCCTTTTATAAGTCTGTTCTGAGCAGCCTCCATAGCTTTCATGGTGGAGAGGATGCCACCGAAGCGGAGAGAATTTTCCCGTAATGTGTCAACGTACTTTTCAGCATTGGTCCTTAAAGCATAAAAGGCCGATGCCAGCGTAAGCGTAGCACCAGTCAGCCTTACCAATTTATTTACTGTACTTTGGGCTATGGTAATTCCGAAGTCATAAGTGAACTGGGAATTGTTGCCCGATGTTGCTCTAGGTATTGCCATAACTATTTTTCTTCATTTTGTTTTTGTTCCTTTCTGATAAGTTCCATTTCCATACGGAATATTTTGTCCCTTTCCTCAGAATCCATACACATTATACGGGAATAGTCCTGACCCAGACGTTTCATAAGAATATATGCCTTTGACGTTAAATCATACTGATTATCCTGTTCCTCCGCAGTTTCTCTAGGTAAAAAAAGAGCACCCTTTTGAATAGCCCATTGGGTAAACTGTGGGTACTCTTTATGCCAAAAGTGATAATCAGACGGAGAAAACGTCATTCCGAGAAAAAATTGCTCACATCCATCACCATAGGAATCTCACGGGCTTCCGAGCAACCGCAAGGCTCATAATAGGCAAATGGCAGAGTAGGAAGATATTCCATCAATTCATTCCGGATAGCTCTCAAGTCAATCCCATCCAGATACTCATTAAATATCTTGAGTCCGTAATAGGTATGAAATTCAGAGGGGAGCACGTCAGTTACCTTTCCCTTTTTGTCCACACATTCGATTCTTTCAAGACAACTCATTGCAATACGTCGCCAGAAACCTATGCTATCAGTAAAATATTTCTCGTGGTTTATGGCGTCCTCAAGCAATGGAGGTCTGAACACGAAGCGGTTGTATGTACGCTCGGTTATGCCTGCATACTCTTCCTTTGTTGTAATCTTCGATAGAACGGGAGGACGGAAACCTCGTTTCAAGTTGACTGGAATCTCTTCGTAGTTGGTCATGGTTTCCATTCTTTCCTTCACTTCCGGCAGATAATCAATTTTGTCCAAATCAATATCCGCAAGCAGACGTTTACCGCAATACTTGCAGATTATTTCCTGTTTGGGAAAGAAAGATACCCACACCCTTCTGTGAATCTCTACCATAAGAGTATTGATTTCGGACATGGGTAACTTTCTAACGGCATTCGGAATAGTAACAGAGCCTTCTTCAAGATATTTCTTGCGTACTTCGGCTCCAATCTGAATATTCCCTATACTTTTAACGGCTGCGGAAACGACATTCCCCTGCCAAGTATAGGGTTTTTCAGATAATCTTTTCAAAAATATCTTTTCAGCAACACCATTAGTCGATAACAGTTCTACGTTTGTATGAATCTCACCGTTGATTCTTAATCCTACGGGCAGTTCAAAGAATAAATTTTCCATATTACGATTAGTGTTTTTAAGTTAGTTACTATTTACGCACCTACTGGAATAATATCCCAGCCATCACAGGTAGCTCCGTAGGAAACTGTGAATTTCTCTTCGCTGGAAATATCGAATGTAGGATAATTTGCGGACAGGAATCTGAACCCCTCGAATACGATAGTGAACACTTCCTTTCCGTTGTGCATCTTGACAGCCTGAACAGGCAATTTAAGTCCGTTTTCAATCATCTGGTTTACCAGTATTTCCAAAGCACGGTCAGTAACGTTACCTTGGTATGAACGGGTAAGCGTCATTTCTCCGTAATCTGTCAACTGTGTGGAGAACTTGTATTTACGGTTTGTTCCTGCATCCACGGTTTCTACCGTACCCGACTGTTTCTGCATACCTTCCAAAGTTTCAAAGATAGCATCACTCATAATGCCGGGAACAGGAATGTTCAAGTACCACCCGTTGGCTACATATACATCTTGTGGTTTCTGTGGTTTCATATTATTCCTCCGTTTCCGTTGTTGTTAATACACTGTCATTTCTTAACAATGAGATATGGACACTTTCCGTACATTCGGTAGGAATCCACAAAATATCAATGTTAAGCAATTTTCTGTCCTGAGTATTGGGATTGTTGCTCTTGTCACAGATACCTTGGTATGCAGTGTCAAAATCAACGCTTCTTTCCAAAGCACCGTTATCATATTCGGTCTTGAAGAAGTTTCTGGCTTCCACAAGAGCCTCACGTTTAAGTTCGGGAGTATTCGGTTTCTGTTCCAAGAAACGCATCTTGGAATTAAGTGAACGTACATAGTAGGAAGTCTGCAATCTCACATGAATACTCTTGTACAAATCATTGGTAGAATAAGTACGGGAACTTCCAATGTAATACCCTGTATTCTCAACGTACTGGATAATGTTACATGAGAACTGTTGAACCAGCTTATTAATAACCGTCTGTGACAGTCTTTGCGGAATCATCTCCATAACATTGTTGAACAGGGAGTCAATTCCTGCCGGTGGAATATGGATAAAGTCACCCTGCAAATAAGGAGTACGGATAAATCCTGCACCCAATACAGGACCCATTACAGGAATCATAACAGGGTTTCCGCTATCATCCGGAACCGTACACCATCCCATATAGCTACACAAGTAACTGATACCCGAAGTCTGGAACTCCATAGCATACAATTCGGCAGTACCTTCATCGGCATTTAACGGCAAATTACAGATACCTATGGCGTTTTTCTGCTCCTTACAATAAGCATGAAGAACTTTAGCCATAGAAAGTGAGTGGTATTCAGTTACTCCGATAATCTGAACATCGAATCCGTCAAACGCAGCAAGACCCGTAGGACTGTCCGTAGTACCTCCCGGCTTGTAATCGTTCTCCGTGATTTCATCGTCAACACCGTTTGCAAGTTTGGCAACAAATGTCCTATCCTCACGCACCTTTACAGCAGCACCTTCCACAGCGGTAATGGCACGGCTGGTAAGTGTCAGTTTTGTCGCTGAGGATATTGCCGAGATAGTACCCACAAGTTTTCCATTGGTATCATACAGAACGTTTCCGGCTTTCAATGAAGTGAATGTGGTTCCCGAACCTGTAACTTCATTGCTTGAAGTATTGGCGGTTACAGTGCCGGTTACATCCTTGAACTTCATTTTTTCAATTTCACCGTTGAAAGTAACAGTAACATATTTGCTCACTTTGTTTACTGCATCCTGAATTTCAGCCAATGTTCCGTAATTGTACTGTTCGGGAGTATTGGTCTTGTATTGTACGATAAGAGAGAACATATCTCTTACCAGTGACCCGTAGGAATACAGGGTAACAGTGATTCCGTTAGCCCATGCTCCGGGGTCTGGAGTACCTTTATAGGCAGCATTAACCACCATAGTTACCGAAGAACCCGAATCCAAAATCACAGTAGCCGTAGCAGCCTTTGCGGTCACAGCCACCATTCTGGCAAGGTAAAGGGTAACAGGTGCATCCCCTGCTTCATCAAAGATACTCTTAACAATACGAGGTCCATAAAAAGCATCATTCTGTCCTCCGAAAATCACATTGAAATCTTCCATAGATGTAATCTTGGTAGCCTTGAAAGCACCACCACGATTAAATTGTCCGGCAAGACCAATGTTTCTTTTGGAAGCGTCTCTAAAAGGGGAAACACCATTGTTTACACCCTCGGTAATTGTTAAACCTACGTTTGCCATTTTTCTTGTTTTTAAAATTAATTATCTATTTAAAAATCACTCCTAGGACAACTCCCAAAAGTGTTGCACCAACTCCCACTTTATACAGGTTTCTCCTGTACCGTTTTTTGTTATTAGTGATTTGTTTCTGTAAATCATCCGATAAAGCGGTGGTTTCCATGTACTTTTTATCAGTAATGGCTATAATAGAATCCTGTTTTTCAATAATACTGTTCTGAAAATAAGAGAGGGAATCAGAAATAGCTAAATCCATCTGGAGAATTTTGTTAGTTTCCTCCAAATGGATAGCCTTATTTATTGTACGATTAATATCAATGAGTTGCTGTCGGGTTATTGCCAGTAGTGTGTCGGGTCCGAGATGAATCAATCTCGGATAAGTAGTCTGAGAGAAACCTAATATTGTACTCCCAATCACCATTAGCAATAGCAGAATCCTTTTTCTCATATTCCTTCAAGATTATTTCGATTTGTTGCTCCAAGACTTCACGTTGCCCTTTCAAGAGAACCATTTCAGCCTCGAATTTAGCTACATCACCTTTAAGCTCTTGAATAGTATCATTCAAAACCTTTATTTTCTCCAAGTATTCCTCATAGGTTATCTGTGGAGAACTGGAGGTAATGCTACTCTTTGGCACAAATATAATAAATATAAATGCACAAACAGCCAATGCAGCCAAAAATAATATCACAACTTTCTTATTTTTCATCTTTTCCGAAATAGTCGTTTATTGATTCGATAGCTTCTACGAGTGAATCTTCAAACCTTTTGTTAGTACGGTGGGATTGAAGTTCCTTAACATCCTCTTTATTGTCCTGAAACAACCATTCAATTAATACACCCATATAGCCGTTCCCCATAAGAACGGTAAAATTTTCCTCGAAATCCTTTTCAAGATTGGTAGGCTTGTACATTCTGACTTTAAATTCGGGGAAGTCTTTTTTGAACTTCTCGATAATAAAGTCAGCGCATACGTCAGATTTGGTAACACCCTTGCTTGTATATACAGCGATTCCACGTGCGTTCATCCATTGAGAACCGTTTCCAGCCGCATTATTATGCAAGGATAACAACAGTTTGGGCTTGTCAGATTTCAGACTGGAAGCGAAATTTTTCCGCTTGGAAAGACCCGGTTCATTTTCAGAATCGGTAGTCTTGTAAACTTCATATCCCATTGCCTCCAATATTACTTTCAGTTCCCTAACTCTGTCACGGCTCCATCGGTATTCCCTATGCACACCATCGGGAGAGCGCTTACCCGGAACATCCTCACCATGAGCAGGGTCTAAAATAATCGTAATGTTCTTTTTCATTATCATACTCCAAACACTAGTTTTAATATGCTGATAACACTTGAACCGAATAATCCCGACAGTAAGGAAATAATGCCTAAGAAAAGAAACAGTGATAATCTTGGATTCTTGATAAGGAATTTAACCCTATCAAATAGTTCCCTGTTATCATACACAGGACAATTGTCCATATCCTTTTTATACTTGGTTATAGCCTCAAGCACACTGTCAAGTTTCCTGTTTGTTTCAGAAAGACTTCTCTGTAACTCCTGCTGACGCTCGGCAAGACCCTTTACGGAATCCTGTACCAAATGGGCGAGTAAGAGAAGTTTTCTATCCTGCGGATTATCTTTCTCACACATTACTTCCAAACTGTCGATAATCTTATTCATTGTTCTATATGGAGATTATTAAAGTCCGTGGGAATTACCATATCTCTAGGAACAATAGTAGTCTTACCCGGAAGAAACACATAAATTTTTCCATTATGTGACAGCTCCATGCGGAAATTACCACGATTATGAACCGTTTTATTTTTCTTCTCCTGTACTGATTGAACCTCGTTAGTATCCTTTTTTCCCATAATAGTTGCTTTTTATTTTCAAATATACTACATTATTTCTTCATAGCAAATTCCTAAAAGATAAAAATATCCGGATTGTTTAAAACAAACTCGTTATATTCGGTTTTGATATTTTCTATCTCTTCATCACTAAGCCCTCCCAATCTAAGGTAAGGAACAAAAGAGTACCAGTTGGGAGCCTCACCAATAGAAGCCTCAACACCTCTTGTGTTGTCCGATGGTACGAAACAGCATTGCCATTGTTCCGTCGGGGTTGAATCCGGCATTTCCGAAGAAAGGGATTTTGTAGGTTCTGCAATCTTTTGCTGATTGAAGTTCAATCTCCATTTTCCGGTGCTTCCGTTTGTACGCAGCAGCACTAGCGTGGGCTGTTTTTGCCCACTGTAATCTGTCAAAAAAGTCTGGATAGACATCTTTCCAATAATTTATTAAGTTAAACATATTAATGTTCTTGAAGCTACCGTTCATTCCTGCCCAAGAACGTTCACATTCAAAGTAATCGGAAGAGCGTCTTAATGTAAAGAGCTGGCTTTCGATTTCTTTCCTGTTCCGTTTCCGAAGTTTCCTATGAGTAGTACCTATTCGGACACCTAAGAAGTCCACCATATTCTTATCAGAAACTTTATGAATACTCCAGTTAGGTTTAACAGTCTGACCACCCTCCGTAACTTTTTGTATGTAATAGGTGATAGCACTCCTAACGGTCTGTTTATTATCGCTAATGAATATCGTATCATCACAAAATCTCAAATAGTCACATTTGAACTTTCGTACAATCTGATAATCAATATCCAGCAAATTGATATGACCCAAAATATTAGACGAGATATTTCCTAGCACAACATACCCCAATGACAGAAATTCCTTACTTAATGATATAACCCATTTATCTTTGATGTATTTGCACAGGACCTTAATTATTGTATCCGGATTACAAGTAGGATAATATTGCATTATATCAGCAGAGCCGACAAATATATCCTTTTCCTGTTTGCGGATTCTATTTATAGCACGCAGTCTACACTTATGTTGCCCCAGTCCTTTTATAGAACCGTAAACATGCCCTCGTTGTAACTTGGGCATGAATACAAATTCTAATATATCGGCTAGGAGTTGGTCAACTATCCTATCTCTAGGAGTAGCGGAATGAATAACCCTGATTTTACCGCTGTCCAGTTTCTTAAACACATAATAGTCACCATGCTTGTACGTACCGTATTTCAAGTCATTGTACAAGTCTTGGAGATTCTTTGATATATCAGCGTCAAAGTCTTTCCATTCCTTACGGAGATGTTTGTTCCAATGGGAAGATTTAGAGTGCATATCCTCAACAATAGCAATCAGTCTTTCCATAGACAGGAACTTCTTTTTCAACAGACCAACTTTTTTCATAAGTTCTACGTAGTTACCACCCCAAGGGCTTTTCGGACTTACTCCAACTACTAAAGTTGATGCCTACTAGGCGGTTAAAGGCAGCGAAAAGTTTCATTTGGCACTTGCCAAGATGAACAGCCATTCTAATTTTTATTCTAAAACAAATGTTTATCTTAACTTTCATATTCTATGTGTCCGAACCCGACCGTACACGTTCCGATAAGAAACCGCATTGTTCAAGTTCAGAGCGAACAAGCCGCAAAAAGCGGCGTTGCCCGCATTAGCACCCACAATCGGGAAGGCCATTCACCTCGTGTTCGCTCATATCTTGCGTATTTATATTGTTATTACTCCAAACCCTATTAATTTGTTCTCAAGGAGAACCTATTTTTTCAACGTAGCCCGAACCCGACCGCACACGCCCCGAGAAGAAACCGCATCGCCCAAGCCCAGAGCGAACAAGCCGCAAAAAGCGGCGTGGCCCGCACGAGCACCCACAATCGGGATATTGTTGTTGTCTTGAGTGTTGCACCCCCATTGTCCATTACAGAAACAGGTAGTGCTGCTTCCATTGTTGACTAAGGGAACAGGGTAAATTCCGTTTATTTTCTTGATATAGCTACCTTCCGTAAGATTACGAGCTACTTCAACCTTATCTTCAAACTTGGTAGCGTCATTTGCATCCACAGTAGCTTTTACAGAAGCAACTTCTGGGTCACGGGTAAAATAGAGATACCGTTTTCCGTCAACCAGCTTGGTTATACCACCGAAACAACGTATCCAAGCATCACCATGCAAAAGGTTCTCACACCACCATAGCTTATAAGGTTTAAACTCGAAATCTTCCGAAGCCACTTCACCAACAACAGTATTACTGTATCTTGTGGCTGTAACAGTCCATTGCCCGGTAGCCTGATGTTTGGAATCCAAAAGACCATTCTTAAACCGTCCGTAGGTATCCTGACCAGTAGTCATACCCAGAAGATTGGCTTGTATATCTCTTGTCTGGTACTTAGCAACCGCCAACCATGCAAGACAAACGTTCTGCCACCAAGTATATCCTAGCATATCAGCAGAAGTAGCTGAAAGAACATTGCAGAAATCCTGAACAGACTGGCTATTTATAACCTGATAATTGCTGCAAGTCTTTATTTTACCACCATCTACATATTGGTTATATCTGGGCATGAGAATACTTTCATAGGGAATAAATCTGTGATAACCGCACGGCGCTTCCTTATCCAGATTGAAGAATACTCTTGATTTCTTATTGATAGCATCATAGAAATAAGAGATATTAAAATTAATCATTTCCGCGCCTTGAAAATAATTGGCATCCTCCAAATGACTTGCAGAACCGTCCGCACGTAACGTTACATCATCTTGTAAATAGGCAAAATCAGTCCCGTCCAATTTTTTCTCACAAGGTTTATTGGCAGCTTCCCATTTAGCCATAAAGTAATCATAATATGGCTGGTTTATGATTGTGACAGCAGGGTCAGCCTGTGACGAATCCTCTTCATCCTCATATTCAATAGCGAAATAACCTACATCGGCAAGGGCTACTTTGGAAAGTTCGTCAAGTTTGCCGGACAATGCTGATTCGGCAGCTTTTGAACGGGTAATCTCGTCATTGATACTTTTAGTAATTGCAGTATCATCATAGTTTGCCAATCCTGCAAGTTTTTCCTTCTCTTCGGTTGTGTAGTTGTTATCGGTATGCACGTAATTTTCGTCCTGTACGAAATTTCCGTCATTATTAAGCTGGGAAAGTTTGGTAGGTATCTTTGCGATGATTTTTGATTCCAGTGCAGCAAGCATGGAAGCAAGGTTTTCCGTATCAGTAATACCCTCCAAAAATGACTTGACCTCATTGAACGAATCAATAACCTCATTGGGATTCTCGTTCACCAATGTATTAATAGTTGACTGCAAGGATGCCAGACTTTGCTGTATCGCCGTATCATTATAATTGGAAAGACCTTCCAACTTATTTTTAAGTACAGTGGTGAAATCTTCCGTGGAGAGTTGTTTTCCCTCAACTTTATCCACTTTGGAGTTAATATCTTGAGTAATCTCTGTTCCTGTGGGAAGTCCTGCAAGTTTTTCTTTTTCAGCAGTGGTATAGTCATTTGTGGACAAACCTTTTCCTGATTCCTTGGATTGATAATTCTGGGAAATGAATAACTTTATCTTAACCTCAAAATCAGATATGGCTGTAGTGATTGACTGGCTTATAGAGGAAGTCATTTCCGAAAGCATACCTTCAAGGGTATCCGTTTCGGCAATTCCACTAAGGAAATCCACGATTTCATGGAAGCGGTTAATAACATTATCCGCATCAGCAGTGTCAGAAATGAAGTTCGTGAAGTCCTGAGAAAGTTTTGATATGGAGCCGGACAATGTGCTTTCAACTCCAGTGGCACGTGCCACTTCATCAGTAATCATCTTGACAACATTCTGAGTTGCAAGAGTTGTCAGAAATGCCTTTTCCTCAGCAGTAAAGTTTTCATCAGAGAGCGACTTACCAGCCTCTTGTTCCACTTTTGCATTAATGGCGGCTACTATCTGGTTAAATTCGTCCGCAGTGAACTTGTCACCTGTCTTTTTTCGTAATTCTAAGTACATGGTTATTCTAAATTTAAGGGCAGGGTGTATGGGAAACCCTCACCCGGATTAATTATAATTTCTTCCTCAAACATTTCACTCCGCAGAATAATAGCCTGTACAAGTTCCACTTCTTGGGGTTTGACTGCATAAATCCACGGTTTCAATGTAAACTCATAGTTCATCTCATACACTCCGTCAGTACGTGGAATATCAGTAGGTCTTACGGTATAGAGAACCACATCACCCACTTCATCACCATCCACCACTTTCTTATTGAACAAGAATCCTGTCTGACTTACAAATGTAGAGTTGAAATAATCCTGCATTGCAAGAAATTCATTATAACTCTTTGACACAATACTAACATCATAACGAAATTCCATGTGTATCGGTCTGCGGTAGAGGTATCCGGTCAATTCAGAGAAACCCTTTCCGCCAAAATAAGTTTTCATATCCACAAACCAATCTCTGCTAGGCACAGGCGTATAGTCCATTATGGCGATACACGGATAAATCTGATTCTCCTGTTCCTCCACGTAGTCAAAGCTGGACTTTCTAGCATACCTAGACAACAGGGTGATACTTTTGTCGCCTACCATAATTTTCAGATTATGGAATTGCCGGAAAAATTCGCTGTGGGTCTGTCGGATAGATGTAAGCATAACTATTTTTTATAACCTATGTTGAACTTCTTGATTAAAAACTTAATCGCTGTGTCATAAACAAAAACAGCCGCAAAATAACTTGCAGCCAAAGTCTGTACTGGTATATCAGTGTACATTCTGAATATCAAAAACATAACAGCACCGTTTCCGAAAGTAATTACTCTTTTCAACCATGTGGGAACCTTGGCAGCACCATTAAGGTAATCCACCAGCTTAATCAGAAAGTACGTACCTATGATAACGGAAAATATGTACTCCAGATTGAACACTTTAAATATTCCTTCAAAAAGTAAATCCATTATAGTTTCTTTTTATATTTACCACCATGTTTCACTACAAATCGGGCTATGGCATTTTCTGCACGGGAGAAAGCGTCATTTTTCTTTGCTCTCCTGTCATTCTCCAGCACTTGTTTTCTTTCAGCAGCAGACAACCCCTCGGATTTGGGTCTTTTATTCTTATTTCTGCCCGATTCCCCGTAGTCGGCAAAACGTTTATATCCGCGTTTCGCTTCCATTTCGAGTATCCTGGCACGTTCTTCCTTGGAGATGAACTTGTCGGTAACAATGGGTCCGGTGGTTTTACCCAATTTGTCATTAAGAACCTGTACAAATTCATCGCCCGGCTTGCTGGAAGATTTCTTGGGAGAACGGACACCCTTTTTTCCTACACGACGGGTATATCCTTTTACGGTAATCCACTCACCTTTCTTATTCTTCCTCCGATGTTCCTTTATTATTACTTCTGCTGCCATGTTTACTGTCAAATTTACCAGTTTTAAAAAAAGATAGCATCTTGTCTTTGGCGTCACTTTCAAAATCACGAAAAGTATTCCGGAAAATTGGTCTTGGGGGTATGTGTCTATCCTTAGTACCATATTCCTGCACTATGGCAAGCTGCAAATTGGTTAACTTACTGTCCTCACGTGGAGTATTTTCCACAGAAACAATAGTTCCTTCACGATAGATTGAATCTACTAGTTCATGGGAGTTAATCCACGGAACATCGCTTCCTTTCCTCTCGATAGTAGACTGTGCAAGCTCAAAACCATAATAATTGGTTTCGATATTCTCTACGACCTGTTCCTTGAACTGTTCGGCAATCTCTTCACCTACACGCTGCATATCAGAACGAAAGTCCTCTACTTTAGGTTTCTTAAAACCCGGTGGAGGACGAAACATAGATTTCGGTAATTTTGGAAGTTTAGCCATAATCAATATTCGTTATCTTGATAATACTCATAAATATCACGATACCAACTCTTGGTTTTTCCACGTGGTCCACCCACCTGACTAAGAGCTTCCTGTATCTCGTTACGTTCACGATAAGCCGGTGGCGGAGTAGATTCCTCACGGGCTATCTTTTGGATATCCGGATAGCGTGGAACTTTAGGCCAAGGATGATTCAAGTCCTTATTTGTTTCTGCCATCTTTCATTTTCCATTTAGCCGGAAGCATATCGGTAGCACCTAATGCTCTGGCACGTTTCATAATATGATGTTTCACCAATTCCGGACTTTTAGCCCTGCCATAAGAAGAAATAGCGTTAGCCAAATCCCTTTTACTTGCAATAGGATAGGAACCATCCGGAAGAGCGTCCCCTTTTGAAGCCAGTTTATCACGTTGTTTTGTACTGAACTCCTTTGCACCACGAAAAGCGGACACCTTATCCTTACGGGAGTGCCGCCTGACAACAGAAACCTTGTTCCGTCCTTTTCTCTTATGAGTTTTTACCTGTACCATTTTATCCTCCTTTCAAATCGTCCTTAACGAATATCTGCAAACCGATGCAACTACCGTAAAGTTCTTCCAAATAAATAATCTTATCAATGACTTGAACACGACCTTCAAAGTGAATCTTGGTTTTATTCCAATCGAGATGATAATAGCCCAGTTTAGGTACAAGTTGTTTAGGTGAAAGATAAACAACTCCGTTAACTTCTTTGGGCAGACCATATTTCTCACGGGTGCGGTTTGGAATCTCCTTTTCATAAAGTGCCTGGAACTCATAAAACGTGGAAGTTCTCGGACTATCTCCTACAAAGGCATCCATAGAAAATTCTTCGGTAGGTTCTATTTTTTGGATAGTAACCACTTCAAGCCGTATGCTATAAGGAGTGTTAAGCAACTTCTTATAAAACATACTCTGATACTGAAAGAATCTAGTTCTGCTTATTAGCATTTTAAACTGACAAATTTTTAAACTTTTGACTGAACAAGATAAAACTACATCTTACTCTTTACCTTCTTAAAGATAGGGTCTTCCGGACGTATTCTTTTTCCTCGGCTCGTATATACTTTATCGTGCATGAAATTATAAACATAATTTTTACCATCCACAGTGACTTTACGAGCATATCTTGTCATTTCGTCTTTACCAGCCTTAGTATTGTAATACTCGGTTCTTTTTTTCTCCTGCTCTTCTTTATAAGGGAGCATACCTAACTTAACTCTTTCTTCATCTGAAAGGTTTAGTTCTCCAAATTTCTTCAATTTGGCTTTAAGTTTCATAAGTTCATCTCCGGAATCAGCCATACTTGGAGAATCTTTTTTACCCTTACCATCCTTGCCTTTCCGTGTGTAGGCACGGACGGTAATAGTCTTTCCGTTTTTTAAACGACGCTGATAAGATTTTACGTTATGCTTCATAATTAGGGAGTTTTTGATAATATTCCTCTCGATAATGGGGATAAAGTAAACGGATAGCTATCGAAGTATTCACGGAAATCAAGCTCTCTCTGCAATTGTATGTAACCCGGAATCACATTGTCCTTGCGTAGAGAATAATCTCCGAAAGTTTCTTCAAGCAACCCTCTTAAATAGAGCATGAGTTTGTACCAAAACGAGTATCTGTCACCCCATGTATTATCAGAACCCACACGATTGAAGTCCTCGTAGAAATATCCTTGGGAAGTATCTTCCGTGATAGTGAATACGGAACCTATCTGAACTGTGGTAGAAGTAGGGGATGAATTGCTATCGGAACCTGTATAATCAGAGCCATCAGTAAAAGTTTGCCCGATAGCGTTTGCAGCGTTCTCATACAAACGTCTTTTATCAACCAAATAATAGGAAACCCATATAGCCAAATGTTTTTCACTAGGGCGTTTAAGTTTTCCTATAAGTTCATCGTTTATTTCTTTGTCACAGATATCAAGTACCTTTGCATAGTACCATCTTATCATTTCCACAATCTCCGAATCAGAAAAGAAGTATCTTCTGAAAGCGGTAAAGTCCTCTGTAAGTTCCTTATTTACTTTGATTAGTGAATTAGCCGGTTCCTGTCCTCTAAAATATGGAGTGTATGCTACGATTATTCCTTCTTCGATAAGTTTGTCCATTACATCTTCCATAGTAGGGTACTCATGGAAAATGATTTCTACGATGATTTTCTTTGATGATTCTTCTGTTTCTCCCTCTGCTACTTTATACAAGGTTAGCTTTCCCTTGACTGGTTCTACGTTTGGGTCAGAAATTTCCGGTTCAAAACTAGGGTCAATTTCAATAAAGTTCCCGCTCCCTATCTGTTTGATAGCGAAAGCAGGAATAATGAAGCGGTCAAAGGTAAGCTCCCTAACCGCTTTCATTATTTCATTCAAAGTAACTTTAGACTGGGCCATGATTATTAATTAGCGTCTGTAACCTTTGCGACTGTTATTTAAGATAGCAGCCACATCTTCGGGAATCTTATGTTCCTTATCTTTTTTCAACTGATAGTGAGTACCGCCAATCCAAGAATCAATCTCTTCAAGAGCGTAAAATGCGACACTTTTTGAAGCCTTCTTAATCACAGTAACTTCTGCGTTATCTTGTGCGGTATCTACTATTGTTTCCTCTGGATTATTTTTTGCCATGATTGGTAAAATGTTTAATTGTTACTAAATGGGCAAAGCCCCTCTGTTATACAGAGAGAGCTTTGACAATATTCTTTTCTTCAATGATTCCGGTTCCCCAAATACCATACCATCCGAGAGTATGTTTACGTCCCATATCAACTACGCCATCATCACGTAATTCAACATCAAGAGCCACACCCCATGCGTATGCGTTTTCTCCGAAGAACACAGCTTCATAACCTTCTGTAATAGAACCGCCATTACCATACTTGGTCTTGATTTGTTCAGCGTTTAAGTGGGGCATCTGAGTTGTTTCAATAAAGATAACACCCTCATACATACCAACCTCACCGATATACAACTGTCTACGTCCCATGTAGGTATTGGCATTAATCCAATCGGGGTCGTCACGTAATTGACGGAGCTGGTGCGGAGATGCAATACAAACATAATAATCACCATTGATTCTTGGAGAATCATTTGAAGCCAAAATTTCTACGGCATCCTTAACTGTTTTTGTAGTGAATGCACTAGTCGTAGTCATTTCTGCCAATGACTTGGCTGTACCTCCGTAAACCACATTTGAAGTCTTTAATACTGTATCACGGAATTGAGTATCCAATACTTTAGCCATGTTATTTGCCAGAAGTTTGGAAGCGTCACCCAGTACGTCAAGCATAGAAGTACGCAACAAGTATTCAGTAACCTGTACCGCATTACCCTGCTCTTTAACGGGAACAACAATTTCCGATGTACTCATTCCTTCCGGTGTCAGAACATCATTTTCCTCAAGTTCTCCACCACCTTCAAGGTTATCATATTTAACGAAAACAATAGCCTTTCCTCTGACCGCCTGCAAATCACGTTTGATTTTGGCGAACTGTAAGAAACGCAAGCGAGGCTGTGCCTTGTACAAAACCTCACGGGAATAGAAATCACGGACTGCCTGTGGAATAGACACATAACCGCCTTCATTTACTCCGGCTGATGTAGTATCACCAAAGAACAGGAATCCTAATGTTGCCAATAACATTGGCATTAATACAAATAGAATTGACATAATCTTTACTTATTAATTTTAGTTGTTATTATAACTGAGTAGGACCTACACCTCCGTAAGTAGCACGAAGTTCTGCTTCAAGCTGTTCTCTGCGAGCCGCAAATTCAGACATTGGCATGGTTTTTACACTTGTAGGACCTGAAACTTCCGGCGCTTCTCTGCGTGGAACTGTCGGAGCTGGTGCAGGAGTTGGTGCAGGGCTTGGAGTTGGTGACGGAGCCGGTGCATCCTTCTCATTTTCCCGTCGCATTTGTTCTGCAATAAGTGGGTCAGTAACTTTACTGCCATGTGGCACTGCTGCGGAACTAGGACTTGGATATTTGCTGCGTAACTCGATTGACTTCTGTAAGGAAGCGTCTAGTTCTTCTTTTGAATTACCCTCAACAAGTTCGGGAATACACTCATTGATATGCGCCTGAATAATTGAGTTCCGATATGCATCCAATTCTTGTTTTCTCTGTTCCTCGGAATTTTGAATAACAGGTCTGATTACTTCGGATACAGTATTCTTCAAGGAGGTTTCCAAATCTTCACGTGTAACGAATGTACCACGCAATGCTTCTACGATTTCCTTAATGTTGGCACTAGAACCACCATTCGGTGAATCCGGAACCACCTGTATCTTACGTAAATCTTCCAGTTGGTTCTTGATGGAATCAAACTGGGAGTACAACTTGTTTTTCTCAACCTTGGATATAGCCTGTATGAATTTCTGCAATTCGGGGGTATCTCTCACTACATAAGTAATACCATTAATTGTAATACTTTCTGGGATACTTGCGTTTCTTCTTTCGTCTTCGTTCATTTTTTCTACGATTAAAAGTAACAATTAGATTTCTACTACTTAATAAGGTTGTCTTTCAGAACATTATTGCCGTTGCCCTTTACTGTGGCTTGCGTCATTTGTTCTCTACTAACCAGTGGTGCGCTAGGCGTACCCGGATTGACGAATTTTTCGCCAACCTGCATACCCTTATTTTGCCCGATATCATGCAATGCTTCGGGATTTTTAGGGTCTAATGTCTGCAATCCTGCCATAACATTTGATTTTTAAAATGAAACAATTTGTTATTTTATTACTGATAGCGTTCAAAAGTAGGAATTATTTCTAAATTGACAAAATAAAACCTGCAAAATTACTTCCTAGAACTCTTCACTACCCTGTTCCTCACTAAATTCATTGGGGGTTTCATCGGTTTCTTCCTCATTACCCGTATCAGAAACTTCTATATCACCTCCGGAAGTCAGTGCGGCTATACGTGCCTGCAATACTGCTTGTGTTACAGTATCATCGTCGATTTCATTAAGCAAGTCCGGTATATTTTGTTTTCCCATACGCTCCATGATTTCCCTACGTGAACCAAGTTTCATCTGTAACTCCATTTGTGCACGTTGCAATTCATCCATTTTGTCTTTGGGGAAACCGAAAGCAAACACAGGTTCAACTACCATCTCAGAGAGGAAGTTCGAGCTTAACTTCTTGATACGTCTTAATCGTTTATTGTTTGGGTCCTCTATCTCAAGAATACGGAAAATTATGGTATTCATTTGTGAGATACCTTCACCATAGGTCATTGCCTTTATGTTAGCCTGTTGTATAAGCGGATGATAAGTAATCTGCAATGCTGCTGCGGAAGTATTACTGATAGCCTGAATCTTTCCAAGTGCATTTTCCGGAACATCGGATAATTCGTGCATTGCGGTTTTCAAGTCTTTGGCGAAATTAACAGCAGCCGACAAATCAACATCCAAGCCCAAGTTGAATACGTTAGCCTCGGCAGGAAGTCCAGACCATATCTGCCCCAAACCTTTTTTCAATGACTTGGCAGAAGCACCTGTAATTACTGTGGTCGGAGTAACATGGTAATCAATCACGGCTTTCAACTGCTGCATCACCTCATTATAAATCTTGTTTATCTTGAGGATATCATTGGCATCAGATTTTCCATAATAGCCGGAAGAGTTTGGCTTGTTCTTTATATGCACTACTGGAATGAACCCGTATTTATTCGGAACCTCGGTATGATTATACTTGGCTACGTTACTTTCTTCAAGGTTAACATCTACCTGATACCAAGTTTCAACGGTTTCCGCACTCATTTTAATAACGTACAACTTATAAGGCTGGTCGGGTCCGGATTGTAAAGGCTGGCGCACCAAGAAAGATTTCACCTTATTATAATCTCCGTTATCAAATTCCACAAAACATTGCCGGCTGTCAAGCACAGATACTTTCACATATCTATCCTGAATCTCCGGCATCCATTCAGCCATAAGCCAGCAGTCACCTGTTATACCACCCATCTGCAACATCTCATAGGACAACTGCAACTTGTTCGACTTACCCCAGTGGTACATCATAAGTTCTTCGGCAATTTTCTCCAGTTCACGGTCAATCTGGTCGGAATAGAAACTCTTCACATGGAAAGTGAAAGCCTCATTACCCAGCAAAAACATATTGACCTTATCAATGAACGCCTTTATATAATTAAAGGAAAGCATACCGTCATTGAAGTCCTTATAGTGCATTCCGTCATAGAACTTCCAGTACAGATAATATTTGGTGATTCTGTCAAGTTCCCATTTATTATCCTGCACTATGTTCTGCAATACAAAACTACGTAAGACATTGGTTGCCTCACTAAGTGGACGACTGTCCACATTCCAATACTTTGAACCCGGATAACCACTGTAGCTACCACCAGTAGGGTCCATACCTCCTACATTTATTCCCATTAGTACGAATGTCTTTTTATTGCGTTAATTGTTTCAGTTATTCCACCATATAGAGGATTATCGGACACTTCCATTTCCTCCTTAACCACTTCTTCCTCATTTGCAGCAAGACACATAAGTGCCGCACTGTCCACCATATCGTCAAAGTAACCTTCCGTTTTCTCACACACCATAAAGGAACCGTTGAAATATTTCTGGCAATTTTTCATCTGTTCCTCAAATTTGGAATACTCGGAAGTTCCTCTCACCACCTTGTTAGCAGGAACTATAAGCCTGCGTGTCTTAATGTCAGAGGTGAAGTTATACCACATGTCTGATTTGCTCTGTGCAGTGAACGTATATGGAGTTATATCCACGTATTCACCACAAGCATACATAAGTCGGTCAACAACTGGTTTTCCCACACCAGTATAATCCGCGAATATCTTAGATATATTAAACTCAGCTATATAATCAAGAATTATATGATGCTGCTCCTCATAATCAGCACCACCAAGACACGCCCAGCATAATATCTGCTTATATGGATTCTTAAACGGTTCATCCCAGTCTTTCCATGACTTTCCTATGGTAAGCACGGTTTCAGCAGGAGATTTACCGATATCCAAACCAGCCACAATAAAGTCAGTAACATTGGGGGCCTGAAATCCCAGTTTGCGGTTTATGATTCCATTAAATTCCTTATCGGTAAGAAGCATACCGCTTTCGATATCCCAAATAAGGGCATACGCAAGTTTGAACGCCTGTGATTCCTCACCCCAACGTTCACGCTTACGGTAAATATCGGCTTCATAATTCAGATGGAACCGCTTTCCGTCCTTTTCATACTGTTCACGTCTGCTGATGATAATTTTCTTGTAGTCATATTCGTAATGATGCCGGATGCGTGGGTCAAGGGCTTTTCTATCCAGTTCACGGTTATGTTTTATTTCATAATAGAAATGGTTCTTTGTCATACCTGTTGTACCCACTTTTATAAGAGTACCTGCGGTTGACGAAAGCATAGGCTCAATAGATTTGCTGACTATAAGGTCGTCAACATCTTGGGCTTCCTCAACAATAACCAAATCATACGTCTTTGATTCAATCTTTGATTGTTTACTGGCAACCTGTCCGGCAAGGAAAGAACCGTTTGACAATTCAAGGCGTGCCACACTTTCAAGCCATACGTCAATATCGGGGTCTGTAAGAACCATATCCGCATTTGCAGACCTTAGTCGTGTCAGTGAACGTGAATAGGTAGTGACAACCTGGTCGGATTGCGGAGCGAAAAGTCCTACACGGAATCCGGTCTTAAACTGTTCCAAATCGGGAATGATTGAAGCCAGTGCCGGAAGAATAACACATAATGTATCAATGACAAAAGCCATAACCTCGGATTTACCCGACTGACGGGAAAGAAGCACTGTCTTTACGTCACCCGAAAAAGTTATCACGGAGTATATGATTCCGTATGCTATATCTTCCTGATAGGAGTACAGAGAAATACCAGTAAGAACTTTGCCGAACTCCATAATCTTGGCGGTTACATCGTGGGCATCAAACTCCACGGTTTTACCTACCAGTTCCTCGGTATGTATTTCGGAAACGCTCTTACCAGTAGCCTCGAACACGTATCCCTGTTCCTTTAGTTCTTTTTTCTTCTTACTACGTACAGGCATATTATTCCTCTCTTATATCATAAGACATATTACCTTTCATATTCCGCCATGTTTGGAGAAAAACGTTACACTCTTTAGAATAGGGTATGAAGCTGTCACTCTCCACCCAACAATTGGGAGTTTCATAAAGGCGTATCTTTTCAATCTGAATACCATGTTCCGAGGGAGTGAAGAACTTCCGGAATACGGTAAACAGTTCTCCAGCTATATTTTCGGCAGACGGGTTTATGTCCGTTTTGATACCAAGCCCCATTTCATACACTTTCCAATTATTGGAACGGCACAATTTAAGAAGTTCCGTATCCATAGGATTAAGAATACAGGCATGGTCTAAAAACTCGTCAATGAAATCACCGCATACACGCTTCAATTCCTTGAAATCTATGGCATAGCCTATTTCCTTTACGTCCATATAGGAAAAAGTGGCTCCCACTTTAAAACGGTGTCCGTGAAGATTGAAACATTTCACCTTCTCGTTCATAACCCGATGTGCACTGTCAAACTCAAATACTCTAGTTACTGTTGCCATAATGATTCGATTTTTAATGCTACTTTATAATTCTTCTGTAACGATATACATCTCTGATTACTGCGGAAAAATATTCTCCCTTGCTTTCAGACTTTACAAATCTAGTCCATATAGGAAGAGGAACATTGTAATATTGGTATTCCCATCTCGGACGGTTTACAAATATCATTGTAAGTGTCCGCGACTTCCTATCATAGTCTGCTGTCATTATATTAGAAGATACAATCTGCATTTCATTCCGATTGGGTACAAAAATAGGTGAACACCGTTTTACCGATGCTCACCTACAAAGATAATAGAAATTATTTAATAATGCCAACACTGGGATTTTTCTCTTCTAGTAATGGTCTTTATGAAAAGCAACAGTACGTCTATAATCTTTTTTAGACGCAACCATAAGTTCATCATACGCCTGCTTTAAAGGGATGTCCTCAAAAGTTGCATAGCTTTTAGCAAGTTTAGCAGGAATATCAGCTTTAGACCGCATAACTTTTCCTGTGGAAAGAGGTCCAACATCTTTTAATTTCGGAGTTTTAGACTTTGTTGTGGTTTTCTTATTAGGCTCCAATCCTGTTATGCCACCTCCTACTGGTTTTTTCAAAGGTTTCTTAGGAGCAGCCTTAGAGGTACTGTCCGAACCGATACTTTTAAACAGTGAGATATGCCCACGGGAAGAGTAGCTGTCATTGGCTTTCTTGTTAAGCTCCTTATACTTTTCAGCACCTACCTGTTCCTTTAGCTTTTTGGCAGCGGCTCTTCCCTCTTTAGATTTAGGGTCGTGATACCATGCCTTAAATTCAGTGGATGATAATCCGGAGGATTTAGGAGCCGGCTTTGTTTGCTTCTTGGCAGGAGCTTTCTTGGTTTCTCTAGGTTCAAGTCCGGTTATTCCTCCACCGACAGGTTTCTTCAATTTCTTTTTCGGAGCAGGTTTCGTAGTCTTGGCAGTATCCGAAGAAGCTCCGGAACGGCTCTTTTTCAGTTCGTCCAGATATTGCCCGAGTTCAAGTTTAGGGTCTGGCATCTTGGTAATCTTAGCCTGTAATTCACCACCAGCCCCTTTCTTGCGTGCAGCCTTTTTGGCTACTTCCGCAGCAGCGTCATACTTAGCCGTGTGAGATTTTACAGTAGTAATCTTACCCGACTTAGTTTTACGCTGATAAGTTCTAATTGTTTTTTCTTTTTTCATACATTACAAAATTTTTGTTGCAACTTCTACGCCTACAAATATAGGAATAAAAATAATACTCACTATATTAAAGTAGTGAGTATTACGAAATTTAGGGGGAAATAAATACAGTGTTTTTAAGCGATTACAGACCGTTTTTAGGGTTTACTAATATAATAGTACGTTTTACGTATTACTTTTACTTTACGGGTCAAAGAACCGATACCAAAATGAGTACAAAGTTTAGCGATTATAGTGTAGTTTACCGAACCTGTACCATACAGGTATGGACGAATTTTCATACCACCAAGACTTTTCCCGAAATCGGTTTCCAGAAATGCAGGTACACTTCCATACTCCTTGTTAATCTTATTGCGCAACGCAAGTTTCACATCTTCCAGTTGAACTTCTTCGAGTTCCTCAGTTACTTTTTTCTTTGGCATAATCTATATGAATTATTGTTTCTGAATATAAGTTACCTTCCCATGACACACAACCAATCTTTCTTCCAAGACGGATTAGCATCTCAACTATTTGCAAATAAGGTGTCCACAACTCACCATCCTTTCGGTGATTGCAAAACATGAACGGAACGTTCCCGTCCTTGTCGGTTTCTATCTGGGAAACCATCTCCCGTATGGCAGGAGCATTTTTCTCCAGTATCTCTTTATGTACACCAACCTCATTACCTATGGTACAGATGGCAGTTTCATGCCATATACGTTCTACATTATAACTTCTCAGTTCAATCATAATATAATTGATAAAACGGCAAGCATCCAAAAGATGAACCTCCAAAAAGGTTTCTTACGGGTAGCAGCCAAGATTACTAATATAACAGTAAGCGCTATCATTGTTTTTTCTTTAATTGACTTACCTTGAAATTGACGAACAGTTTCTTTGCTTCTTCAACTGTAAGTTCCTTACCCTTGACAGGACGGTTTCCCGTAACGTAATTATTCAGTGCCATAGTATTACTTCTTTAATTCTTGTTTCCAATGTTCAAACCAAAATGCCTCACGTAGACTAGCGGTCTTATAGCCTTTGCTCTTTACAGGGGATGGAAATTCCACAGACCATACACGGGTAACGGAATCACGTCCTTCTCCGCATCTGAAAATCACAGGAACATTTTTCTTATCCCTACGTGAATAGATGTAATACACATCATTCTTAAACTCGTTCACCTCATGGTAAGCACCCTCAAGACACATACGGACGGAATCCATAGGAGCGTACATGAGTTTGCCCATGTCCTCGGCAGCCCACTTAGTTTGGGCAAACATACTGCCCGTTAATATTAGTAGGGCAGCAACAGCAAAAATCTTTCTCATAACCTAACTTTATTAAATTGAATGTTATTAATCTGTCAGAATAGAACATATACACGGAACGGAACAAATCCAATCTTATACATCCTTTTTCCGTGAACAAAGAGCACAAGGATTTTCTGACAACCTCCTCAAGCTCGTCCAAATCAAATTGGAAGAAAAGTTCCCAATAGGAATCAGTGCTCATTCTGTGTCTTCGCATGAACTCATGTTTAGGCAGAACCGCCATGTCTACTAGGAACTCTTTGAACAGGGGATTACCCGACAGGTCTACTGTGGGAATCCCCTCATTGTTTAATCTTCGAGTTTTATCCATTTATCACTTTTCAATAACACCTCACGTCCGAAGAATATACCTTCTTCGTCAATGTTGGTAATCTCTTTCTTAGACCACTTGTCAAGCAAGATAAGAATCTTATCACCCACTTCAACACCTTCCCAAAGGATATCCTGCGGAGCATATATATCCACGGCTGAGAACAGGCAGTTTATTATGTTCACATTCTCCACAGTGTTTACAATAAGTTTCTTGTTGAACTCGACTTTCTTATCCACGTCAATAGGATTCTTCAACAACTGGGTAGCGGTTATTTCACCCTTGACAAATTTCATAAGCTGGTACATTGCTTCCGGACAATAGTGTAACAGGTAGTCAACCAAGAAAGGAACAGCCGGAACAGGCTTACCGTCAACGATTATCTTATCACCGTCAATCCGGTCAACATTATGAAACTCCGGAAGCAAAGTGCCCACAAACTTATACTTTGGTTCCTTACTGGGAAGTTCAAATGTTTCCTCACGGGTAAGTTCCTCCAGTTTCTTAAGGAATGACTTATAGCGTATCTTACGGTTTGAAAGGTCGTCCAAAAGAGCTTTCACGTTTTTCTGCCAGCGTTTAAAGGGAATCATGTCCGCGAATAACATAGGGTCAAAGTCAGCCAGCTTGCCATTACGTATCCACGTGATTTTACTAAGAACTTTCTTACGCAGGATATCGAAGTCCGGTTCCTCTTCCTCAACCACTGTTTCCTCTTCAATTTTCTTCTTGGATTTCTTTGCTTCCTTACCACGCTCGATGGCAGCAGTCAGTTCTTCCGGTGTGTGTTCAACTCGTGCAACTTCAAAAAAATCTCCCAATTCAGCCGGAGTAGGGATGCCCTCGAATGGTGTGTCTACCACTTTATATTTTTTGGTTGTGTCCTCAACCATGAACCCGTTTTCCTTGGTACATGAGATACGGTATCCACGGAAATGAAGTTTGCCTTTCTTGATTGTCACATCCTCACCGAAATAACGGTCTTTCAGATAACGCTGATAAGTTGTCAGGCTCATTTCATCCGTATCGACAATATCAGCCAACTGGGAGAAGTCACCTATGACCTTATGGCAGGTTTTCTTGATTGTGTCAATTTCATATAGTTTACCATTGACAGACGGAGCCACTTCAAGAACCTCCGATTTTTTAGCCTTGGTTTTCTTCTCAACGGGTTTTTCTTCCACCACAGGAGCAGCCGGTTTAGATTCTTCCGCCGGTTTCACTTTAACGATACCAAGAACACCCTTGACGTAATCGAGTAGTTCGGGATTCTCGGCTTTAAGAAGTTGGAACACTTCAATCTTACCGCCCATTTTTTCAACGATGCCTTCAACCTGTTTTCTTTCAAGTTCCACATTGGGAGTTTTACCGAATCTTGTTCTGAATCCTTTTACTGTGCTGATGAATTTTTTTGTTTCCATAATTTTGTGAGATTAAATGTTTGATACTTTTTTAATTGTTGCCGGAGCGTTATTCTTATACAGGTACGCCCACTTTGTAACCTGTTCTGTTGTTCTCGGTACGATACTGTCGTACTTCTGTTTGCCATTGCCGAAATCATGTCTGAAAACGGCTCCATCGGTGTTGTCACATAGGAACTCCAATATCCTTACAGCCTTGTTCCATACGGAACGTTTATAAAACTGGGGCTTGCAGAATCCTATGAAAATCAAATCTACGGTTTCTTGTATTCCCATCTGGTAAATTGTAAGCAGGGAATCAAAATTCCCTACTATAAAGTTTAATGAATGACTGCCAGTTGATATGCCGTGTATCGCAAAAGGTAACGGCTCCACAATTTTTTCGCTTCAATAAATCATTGAGCATCTTACGTTCCTCAGATGTTATTCCGTCAGTTTCAAACCCGTCAACATAATAGGCTTGTTCAAAAGCGGCTTTAGATACACCGAGTTTTTTGCTCCACCTGTTTATGAAAGCGGTTTCGTTCTTTGCGCTGGTGTTCATTTCACTTTCCTTACACATGGTATTCCTGTCAACCATGCTGATGCTAATTCTAACTTTCTTCATAGACCGTTCGTTTTATTTCGATATACAAAAGTAGTTATTTTTTTCGGAATAACAAAATAGTAAGATACTTTTTTCAAGGTAACTATATTAATACTTGTTAATTGATAGTGCAGCGTTAAACAGGTGCACAAACTGGTATATAGTAATAATGAGTTCGGAAAATTGGTTTATATCGGTTAGTTCACGAAACGTACTTAAATCAATCGGCTCGTTACCAACGTAACGGTACATTTTGGGAGGCTCGTTTTCGGTTACTGTAAACTTATACATATAGCTTTCCACTTTATCGGATATAAGCACAAACCAAAAATTGTCCTTGTCGGAACGCAAAAAATATCTTTCCATGTCATTTATTGTTTTTCCGGAAATGCAACATCATACATATAATCCCAAAGGTACGGGTCGATATAGCTGGTCTTGCATACCGATGCCGTATTGTTAAGTTTCTCGGAAACATCGGTACACACCTGTTTCACTAAAGCATTGAAAGCCGATTTGGTTTTAACCTCCATCAGTTCATCCTTATGCCGGCTGAATGATTTCCACGCTTCGATGTTGGCTCTCATGGTACGCAAATCCTTAGGAGTGAAATTTGCTCCTATATGACGCTTGACAAACTTGGTAAACTCATAGGCGGTTATCTCGAACAGCGTTTCCGGAGGCTGTGCGGTAAGTTTGATTTTCTCCACATGGGTCGCAAGGTCGCCGGTTACAACAAAGCTGTTCTTTACGGAACGTTTCCCCAAGAAGTTCAGATAGACCTTACCACCTCTTAGTGTAACGTGTTCCGGAAGCAAGGTGGTAAGACCATACGTCTGCACGAACTCCGGTTTACGTGTCTTGTCATAGGGGCTTACGGTAGTCATATAGCCTTCCGCCGAAGATTCGTTCCCTACACGGATGCCCGTATGGAGCATAAGCCGGCACGCACACGCCAGCCGGGCGTTCAATGTTGTAAATCCTCCCTTGTCAGCGTACCGTTTCATCATAAGGTCAAGTCCGGTAAACATTTTAGCCAGTTTCACCGTCCTGTTGAATTTTCCCGAATAGCTTCCGTTGGGTGAACGGAAAAACGTAATCATCTCTCCATCCGCTTCAAACGTGTACGTACCTATCCCCATACCACATGATTTACAAAATCGCTCAAGGCGGTCATTAATTGCAGGAACAATCCCAACAGGATAGCACCTATAACGAACAATACTGCATACCAAAATCTCATCCACCATTTTCTGATAGGGGAAATAAGAACCTTGTTCCCGAATCTTCCGCTTATAAAATCACAAACTGTATTCATAATAATTATCCGATTAAGTTTAAAATCATTTTTGCACCTTTCTCACCGTAATGTTCCGTAACGATATCACGCATGGACTTGCCTTCGTCCTCGTACTTCCCGTACTTTTCGTGCAGCCAATCATCAAAAGCGAATATGTCTATTACCGCCACTCTGAAAACCACGGTCAGCATCTTATCATGGAACTTGGAGAACTTCACCCCGAAGATACTCTCGAAATCATCAGCCACCTGCTGGATTTTGTGCAAAGGATACGGAGTGGGGGCTTCGCCCACCGCCCCGAACAATACTGCATACAATGAAGCATCCATAATCAATAAACGTTTTCGTCCGGCAAATCCTTTCCTATAAGTTCATTCACCTGAGGGGCTGTCATTGTGTAGAACCTTCCCTTACGTGACAGACCTCTTTCGGAATAAACCCTCTGACCGTGATAGCGGTCCTGTGCCTGACTGAACAATATCTGATATACTCCCGTGTACGCCACGATGTATAGTTTCTGGGAGTACATCATCTCAACCTCTTCACGAAGCAGTTCCACACCGCCTGTCGTGCAATGAATGTTCTTTTTCATTTTCCTGTCTTTTTATCGGTTTTCACTTTTTTCTGTTTCAGTACCAGTTCCGAAGTCTGCCATTTATATGCAGCCTCCACCACGGCTTTCACATCACGTCCGTATTCGATATCCTCGTCCTCCGTACCATAGAAGAAATCTTTGTTGTCAACATCATACCCTACATAACGGTAAGCAGGAAATTCCGAATCGGAAACATACCTGTATATACGGAAGCACTGCCATCTGCCATACCACTCGAACTTTACCTTCTGACGTTTCAACCCGTCTTCCAGCTTCCTGACACACACCATGAAATGTTCCTCGGTACGTGACAGCTTGAAACCGCTCTCGGACCTGGCTTTCAGATATTCCATGTCATACGGTTCAAGAACATCCGGTTCCTCGTCCTCGATTTCATCGGGAACCGCATTCCCCTTATTGTCATACATTCTCTCGTCACGGACAATCTTTACCGAATGGTCGGGCGTACATGCCCACTGGTAGATTTTCAGAAGTGTTTCCTCATTCAGTGTCCGGAGTGTGCGAACGGAATTTGTAGGGCTTGCCTTATGGATTTCAAATATCAAGTCGTCCACTGTCAGTGCTTTCGTTTTCATAATTGTAATCTATTGGTTCATTTAAAACAGTGCTTATCTGCAAACTTTATCAACTGTAACATTCAACACTTTCCAATCACCTATTGCCATATTAAGTGTTCCATCGGAATTAATTTTCTCAATTACAAATTTCTTATAAGGATAAGAGTTGTAAGTTACCATACGTCCTAATCTTGCATTAAATTTCTTTTCCATTTTCTATTGTCTTTTAGCGGTGACTACTATGTTTATTATTTCGATATACAAAAGTAGTTATTTTTTTCGGAATAACAAAATAGTAAGATACTTTTTTCAAGGTAACTATATTAATATTTGTTAACCATCATACTGTACACTGATTACAGGTTGCTGTATAGGTACTCATAGATTTCTTATCACTTTATAGCATTTATCCGAAACAAGATGCAATTGTCTAAGTAGAAATAGACTAAAGATTTTTTGTCTGAACCTGGGCTTAAAAAAAGATTCATCACTACCCAGTATGGAATACAGGGTGATTCCCTCTACTTGTAACGTTTCCCAACACTCGACAGGAACAATGTCAAGAGCCTCAAGGAATGCGTCCGCTACGGACCTGGCATATACTTCTCCCACCGAACCCATCGCATCAATTTCATTGGGATATTCAAACGGGTCGTAATAGCTATACGTATAATTTCTAGACATGAGTTAAAAATTTAATCGGTTTTTTCCTCTACCGTTCCCCCATCCGGACAATAATGATTATAACATTTTTCAATTTAATATTTATATTATATATCATATATTGCCAGAACGCTCATGGCATCCTTCACCTGTTTACCGTTTTTGGGAACACGTATCGGTTTAGTTCTTTTTATCAAAATGAATATACGAAATATTTCACACCCGTCAAAACGCCGCACACGTACCCGTTCACACACGAAGTATTTATTTTCAAATATGCAAATGCCGCACAAACCCACAATTTTCACACCACTCCACACCGTTCCACACATCGTGCAGTTACTTTTATTTCTATCAAAGTAAAAACACAGGTTCTAAAATCCACTGTCTAACCTACGTCAACCACCCGGTCCGTTTCCCGTACCCGATTTCATTTAAGGGTAGGGGCTGTCTAATCGAGCTACCATAGGTGAAATGCCACACATCCCTCTGGTTATTTCCATCCAAATATCTGCCACACACATTGCTTTCAAAGTAACAACCCTGTCTATGTTCTATCCGTGATAAAAGTAACTGTTCTATCCGTGATAAAAGTAACTGTTCTATCCGTGATAAAAGTAACTGTTCTTTTCTGAAAAATAAC